GGTATCCGCTGGTCTGTGGATCTTGACGACGATGATCTTGAGATCTCGATTACCCCTGAGGGACTGGCCAACTTGGTAGGGCGTGCCCGTAAGTGCTGTGAGGCGTGCCCAGGGTGCAACCGGGCCTAGGGCGCGGCTGGTCTACGTGTGAGGGAATCGATCTTGTTAGAGGGGCGTACATCCAAGATCACTGCGCCCCCTACTTGATACCCCTACCCCCTATACCTATACCCCCTACGGGTATGGGCCTACATGTGCACCCCTAGTGATCACATACACACCATGCGTATACACACGTATGCATACCCATACACCATGCACACGTGTGCACACAGTACGTACACATGTGATGCGGTGTCAGGTGATCATGGTAGAGCGTGTGCGACTACTGGTCTATACCTCATATGCGCATAGGATGTATTCACATAGCATGTATGTACGTATTCACACACGCATTACATGAATACAGGACTAGACCACACCCTCTATGTGGCCTAGACCACACGTGCCTACCGGTCTAGACCCTTCCTGCCTATGCCTGCCTGGTCTATGCCTCTGTGGTCTAGTCCACCATGATCACATGACGCTGTGTCACCTGACTACACGTCAGATCATCTTTGCTCTGACGCCCTGTCAGTCTGACGGACCATCAGTTTCTGACTACCACTCATGTGGATCATGCCTGTGACCAGGGAGTTTGCACCCTCTGCTACTGGCACACTGTCAGGACGTGATGATCCGTCAGATCTGATTTGCAGTCAGTTTGCTATCTGATTCGCAGTCAGGTCACTCTCTGACACGTAGTCATGTGGATCATGCAAACGTGCAGGTCAGAGCGATGTGATGCCCCCTCAGATGACGTGCCGTCAGTTGATCACCCCCTGGGGGGTATGTGCTACTGCAAATCGCGGGACGGACACGTGAAATATTTTTCGAACCTCGTGGAAAAAGTCGGTTACTCTCCGTAGTCAGACACTACAGAGTGCCATATCGCGTCCACCAGACAGTCCCGAGAGGGCCTGCACGGTCCGTGTCGCGTCATCAGCGTCTCCCAGACCCGCCTCCAGTGGATCGTTACCACCTCGGGGACCTCCACGCCGGGGATTCGGTCTGAACGGTTACACATCACAGCACGTCCTCTCCGGCCATCAGCTTCCGGTAGGACGCTTCCAGGTCCCACGTCCGCCGCATGAGCACATACTCGATCGGATAGACGCCATCCCGCCAGTCCGGGTCCACCTGACACATAGCCGTATGCCCCGTCTCGGGGTGCCGCCACCACAGAGCGAGCACTTTCTTTCCCGACAAGACGTCTTCTTCATAGGGGTCCCAGTAGTACTCGAACCCCTCCCCGCCGACCGATGTCCATTCGCCGGTTACTATCCCTGCCATCACTACAACCCCTATCCGAACGAAGACAGCTTACGTACGTCCACATTCACGGACCCCGACCACGGGACCCACTCGACGTCCTCGACTACGTACTTCTCGAATGACGCGTCATAGTGGGTGCGCAGCAGCACCTTTTCGCCGACCCGAGGTATCGCGTCCATAGAGTGGGTGATCAGAGGGGGCTCATGTGGGCCGTTCTCAAAGAAAGCGACGTGCATCAGATCTTGACCTTCTCTCGCTTGAGTACTCGCATTACGGCCACCATCAAATCGTAAGAGGGTTCGTCCTCGTAGTGCGGACCGCGTTCATCGGGAATGCCGTGGGCCTTCAGCACCCCCGCCAGAGCCTTGTACAGACGGGCTTCCAGCTCGATTTCACGCTTCGCCCGGCGCCAGACGAAAGGGTGCCGTCGCTTGAAGCGACGGACTTCGCTAGAGAACGTCACCAGAGCACCGCCCAAAGTCCGTAGAAGATGATTGCGTAGTAGACGGACATTACGAAGTAGTAGGTCCAGTCTTCAATCCGTCTGTTCTTCAACCAGGAAAGCATACGTGCACTCCGGGTCGTCGCAGATTGCGTAGACGGTGCCGTCATCGGAACCCTCCTCTCGTGTGCAGGTGCACCCGCATTCGGGGCACCAGTACCTTCTATCGGCAGTATCCACAAGCCCAGCCCTCACAGCCCCAGAGATCCACGAGTTTGACAGCCGCGCGAGCATTGCAGACCTCGCATACCTCAACCTCGGAGTCGTCCACGACATCGGCGCGTTCGTCCCGGACCACCGGCCAGGAGGGATCGATGTCATACCCATCCCTTTGCGTCACAGACTTCACACTCCATCTTTGCAGGCTCGCCGTAATAGTCATCCAACGGCCACTTCGGGTAATAACCCCGGCCCCCACACCGCGTGCACTTGTCCGGACGGCAAGAGGGGCACCACGACTTCCCGTAGTACGCGTCCCTTGCCAGCCGGTTTACCTTCCACTGCGAGTACTCGGCCGTCAGGAGCAGCAGGCGGACACGCTCATCGCCGTCGTCTACCCAGGGATCATCCAGGAAGGGCCTGCGGCACACCTCGCAGCGGAGGTTATAGCTGACCTCGATCATCGCTGCCTCTCTTCGAGCCACAGGTAGGGGCAGTCCCACTCGTGACTCTCACCCTTCCAATAGTCGGGGAATTCCTTACAGGTGCACTCGATCATGAGACCTCCCTCGGCGGAAGCATGCCGTCGCACTTGTCCGGGTCGGCACACCGGTCGAAGGAGTCCTGCCCGAAGTGCTTGTGGCGGGCCGTATGCATAGCCTCGACCATGGCCGAAGCGACCTCGGGAGAGATGCGCCAGTGTGACACCCCGCAGACGTAGCAGTCGCACTCCTCCGGCTCTCGCTCGATGGACCACTTCTCCTCCGGCCCGGAGAAGAACGTCGCGTAGGCATGATTGCCGGTGCCGATCCACAGCTCGTACTTCCCGACAACAATGTCCAGGGTCCAGATACCCGCGTTGCGGGGCGTGGTCCCTCGGAAGATCCACCAGGACCAGATGCCCTTGTCTTTATCCCAGCTCATCGCAGATCTACGATCTCTCCGTTAGGGCCGTAGCCCCACTCGTCGTCCTCTTCTGGCTCGTAGGCGATCTCCACGAGATCCAATTCCACGACCCTGGTGCCGGGCGCCATACAGTCGGAACCCAGTACGTCCTTGATGTGGTAGTGCCTGCCGTCCAGCCAGACGGTCCCTCGGGACGCCCAGCCCTCATTCGTCGACATCGACCAGTTCCCATTCCTCGTCGTTGGCCACGTGGTCCGCGTCCGCCCCTCGGCAGGCGCAGGTACCTACGTAGACCCAGTCCTTGCCGGGCGGCGGTGTGTAGTCGTTCACCATGCCAGCCACTCCTTACAGTTCGCACACCGTACGACCATCTTGTACGGGTGAGATTCGATCTTACCTTCGCACCCATTAGTGCAGAAGGGGATGGGAACCATCACAGGCGAGGGTACCCTACGCGGATTAAAGAGGCAACTACCGGGGTCGTAGCCATGGCAGTTAGAGCACTCGTGGTCGTCGTACGGGCATTCGCAGGTCCAGGGGTAGAAGATGCCCCCGGGCTCGTCGATTTGATCTCTGTGCCGGGGGCAATCTTCCGCGTTCATTAGCCGCGTTCTCCTTCTCGGTACTCGCCCTCTGTCGTACGGCAGTTAGGGCATACGGCGTATACACGCATTTCGGTTGTGTAGTTGGACGCCTGGCTCTCGTGGATGTACCAACCGAGGCGCTGGGCATTGCTGAGGGATTCCATCCGGTTGTACACCGGCATATACCCGCAGTAGTTATGGCACTTGTCGCAGGAGACGTGATACGTCGTTTCCAGAGGCATTACTCGGCTGGCCTCAGACGCTCGGTCGGCTTACGGTCAAGAAGCCAGATGACGTCGTTGTAGCACCCCAGGCATAAGTCCAGAGTCTCCTCCGCCTGCGGGGCTCCCCTGGTTACTGGCTTGTAGGGGTTGTAGAACTTGAACGTCTTGTGAACCGGTGAATCGATGCCGTGCTTCCAGCACGAATCGCAAACACTCTTATTGATCTTCATATCCGAATTCCCTCAGTAGTTCCTTTTCCCACTCCGCCAGCCGATAGTCCATGGCGTACTGGCAAATGCAGGGCTCGATGTGCGGCGGCTCTCCCATGCTGTAATACGTGGGCCCCTCCGCTGGATAGGACAGCTCTTCGTTGATACCACTCCAGCCGCAGAACAGACAGCCCTGCTGGTATTGAGGATGAAGCATCAGCGCCAGCTCGTCTTGAAGAACTTACCAGTGTGCTTGAGGCAGGGGTATACCCGTACAGCCCGGTCCCGCCTCTTGGACTCGAATCGGCCTAGTTCGGAGTCCTTGTTGTTGTCGATGAAAATGTGGTCGACAATGCAGCCGCACTTATGCTGCCAGCCGTGGCTGGCGTGAGTGTTCCCCCAGTCCATCTTGGCCTGTAGCCTCTTTCGGTAAAATCCCCGGAACATCAGTGCACCACCCTGTCGCCCTCGCACGGGCCCTCGTGATAAGGCCCGAGGTGGCAACCCCAGGCATGTGCTTCTACCTCTTCGAGGTCATCGCAGTAGCAGTAACAGTCCTTACGGTCGCAGGACCCCTGGCCATCCTCGGACATCCGGCAGCCACCGAACCAGCAGTACGTGCAGACCTCGCTCACAGCGGCTGTCCGTTCTCGTCGTTGTAGTCGGGGTCCAGCTCCACGTTGAGAGCCAGATACCTACCACCGTCGTCGAACGAGTCACTGTCCAGCAGCTCTACGATCCGATACCACTGGCCGCCGAAGTAAACCGCGCCTAAGTACTCACTCATCTCGCTTCACCCACTCGTCTCTTTTATGAGTAGGGCAGTAGAAATCCCAAGCGACTTCTACTCCGTCGAATATCCATTCCCGGGCTATAGCCTGCCAACCAGTCTGACGGGCAGATATCAGGGCCCCGGATCGGGAAGTGTCTCCGTATTCGCAGACATCCCCACATACCTCACACTGAGCCCGGTGAAAAGTCCAGAAGGTCATTCCACTACCTTTGGGATTACCTCGGTGACGTCCTCGCTGGCATCCCACTCGTCCGTGAAGTACTCGCGATTTCCGTCCACGATACGGCCGATGACATTGCCGGTGAAGCCGCAGGCTGGGCAGTTGATCCCGTCCCAGGCAATATCACCCCGGATGGTGAACTTCTCCTCGCATTCCGTACATACGAGCTTGAACTTCATACCCCAGCCTCCCGTCCAATGCACCACGGGCCTATCGTCACCGACCAGCCGGAAGGCCACCTTGCATATCCCAGGCCGTTGTAGCCAGTCTGCATACGGTAGATGTTCCATCGCCAGCCCTTCTTCAAGAGACGTCGGGTACTACGAACCATGCTGGTTCCTCCTCCAGTTCTACACCCAGAACGGAGGCTGCCTGTAGCAGCTTCTCCTTCCAGTCGTTTTCCTGGTGCCCGAGGGAGAAGGGGTCGACCCTGGCTACGTCTCCGTAATCGACCTCTTGGCAGTAGGTCACAAGGAAAAGTCGGTCGTGATCGTAATCTCCGGCCAGTAGGTAGCTGACTCCTAGATCACGAACCATGTCGTTGATGTCTTCGGGATCATCGATACTACGCCAGAGCGGGTGATCGTAGGCGTACTCGGCGATCTGTGCCCCGAAGCCGAAGTACGTGGAATAGGACATGCCCATTGTTAATCCTTCAGGTACTTGAGGGCGTTCTTTACGCGGTTTAGCTTGGTCTTCGCCTCGACTTTCTCGCCGTCGGTGAGGTAGTAAGACTTCTTGATAGCCTCGTGGAGCTGGTTGACCGGGGTATCCACCTCGAAGTCCCAGCTCAGGTTGCTGTCAGAAGGACGGTACTCGTAGGCGTAGTTGCAGGAGCAACCCGAATCCTTGTACGCGGCGTACTGCCATGCACCATCCGCCTGGCCGTGCCAGCGGCGTACAAGCGACAAGCACTCCCAGTCGTAACCCCCGCTGTTGCTCTCCCACAGGATCTCTACCTTGATGTCCGGGTTCTGGTCCCAGCTCTGTCCCCAGTTACGAATAGGCTCTACAGTCACAGCACTTTCCAATCTGCTGGGATATCGGAGACGACTTCTTCAACTACTGCGGGTACTTCTTCAACTTCCGGTACGACTTCTACTCCTACTGGGGATACTTCATCAGCAGGGACCAAATCCTTGATGAACATCTCATCGAGAGCCATAGTGATAGTCACAGACCTACGAGGCTTCATAAGCCGTAGGGCTCCATCGAAGTCCCAGGCGTCCATGAACTCGTCCTGCTGGATCTCCAGATCGTTCACGTACCCGATGAAGACCCATTCTCGATCTCCAGCGTTCATATAGATCCGTGTGGGACCGTTCTGCTCTGGGCTTAATCGGGTCATCATCACTTGTCCTTTACATTCAACGGCTTTCCGTCAGACTTCGGGTGCTTCACCCGGAACCGTTCGTACAGATCCATGACGGACTGGTCTTCCTCGTTACCCTGTTCAGGGATAAGCTCCAGTACGAAGTCGGTTCTGTCGCCGAGGAAGTTGACGGGGATCTTGCCCTCTCGTTCCACAGTGACTTTGATCTTGTCGTTGGGCAGAGTCTCGATACTGAGGCGCATGCGGACTTCCAATCCGAATTATCTACGTTATTATGGTACCTACCTGAACCCGAGGAGGTCAAGTATCGTGAGGTTTAAGGTACTGATGGTTGCAGGAGTGCTGGCTGGGGCTGCTGCTCTAGCTACCGCTCCGGCTAACGCAGCCGACACATTCCCGTCGCAGGATGCGTGCGGGGTCATCAACAACAACATGCCGTCTGGGAACTGCGGTCCGTTCACCCAGACCTTCAAGGAGAACTTCAACGGGGATACTGTTCCTCTGGGCAGTTTCTCCGACTGTAACCACAACGTGGATACGGCTGCCGCGTACTGCGGTGGCCTGGCGTCTTACCCGGAGTACTACGCCAACTGGTGGGCGTACCCTACGGGCTGGGACGACACCGCGAAGTCCGGAGCCGATGGTAACGGTGGTGCGCCGTACGGCGGTGCCTACCGTGCCGACAAGGTGACCAGCGTCAGTCCGAACGGGTACGACGGCACGGGCACCATGAAGGTCGACATGTACCGTCCGTCGACTGGCACCGACAACTACGTGGCGGCCATGGTCCCACGTAAGTGCATGCAGCAGCGCTACGGCAAGTACTCGGAGCGTTGGAAGGTCACCCGTAACGATGGTGGCTTCAAGTCGGCTCACCTCTTCTACGAGGGTGGTCAGGAGATCGACTACCCTGAGAACGACTACGGTCAGCAGATCTCGGCGTACACCCACCCGCAGGGCGGCAACTGGGACACCAATGTCAACTGGACCGGGGCGGCTCACACCACCTCGATCGAGTGGACGCCCAACACCGTGAAGTTCTACCTCGACGGAAAGCTCGTCGGTCAGGGCTCTACGGCAATGCCAACGGCTAGCTGGATTCTCCAGAACGAGTCGAGCATTATGGGGCCGTACGCGGCCCGTGGCGCTCACTCCGTTCTGGAGACTACCTGGGTGACGTGCTACAAGTACAACTCCACAGTTGCCAAGCGGCTGAAGTGGAAGTAAGCTAGTAGGCACGGCTGGCACCGAAAGGAAAGGGACCCTCGGGGAGAGGGTCCCTTTCTTATTTGATGACCGCGACATGTTCGCCGGTCTGACACAGAACACAGAAGACGTTGGAGCGCTGAGCGTGGTAGATGACCTCGGGATCGAAGCACTCCCCGCAGACGAACGCTCCGTATGCACGGTTGATATAGCACTCGTCGCCTCGCCAGGCGTAATCCCAGATGTCCTCGGCCGATGGTCGGCTTGCACCGACATCGCTGCCGCACAGGTCGCAGATGAGGGTGTAGCTAACACTTAACCCCATTACGAATACCTCCGGTTCAGCTCAGCCAGGTCGCGTGCCGCAAGGGCAAAAGGCAGGTAATTCCAGAAGACAATGAACCAGAAGGTTACGACCCTAGCCCACGCGATGAACATCGCCATCGTTAGCAGGGGTAGTCTTGTGTTCACGCTCAGACCTCCACTCGATAAAGGTAGCAATAGCACCAACAAGGGCTGCTGGCCCTACACCGAGTACTAGATAGACGCCTGCTGGCTCGCCGCAAGGTAGTGCAATGACACCACCAATGACGACGAGCCAGCAGACTGCGGTAAAGATCAGTGACAAACGGAGTCCGTAGCTCATGGACCCTCCCGTGGGGGATAGCGTGTCACTAAGATTACAGTTTAGGCACGTCGCCTGTCAATCGACTCGACCCAGCAAACGGCCACCGCTGCGACCTGCACCAATTCCTCACGTAGCCGGTCAAGGTCGCTTTCTGCGAAGGCTTCATAGACCTCTTCGAGCAGGATGTCTCGCCAGGTCAGGGTGCCACTGTCAACGTAGAAGTCGTTGAGAGCCTTTACCCGGTTGGCACGCCATTCATCCTCTGTCAGGTTCGTGCCATCTGGGTGGTTCTGCTCGCCCCATCGGTCGTCCTGTTTTGCGCGTTCTGCGTACACGTCAACTAAGACGTTGCGAATGGAGTCTCCGGGCATTTTCTTCACTACAGTTCCTCGTCGTAAAGGCCGTACTTAGCCGCGTAGATCAGCAGCTTCTTAGCGATAGGGGTATACAGCTCGTCTGAGAGCACACCGTCGTCGTCGTTGAAGAACTCGGCTAGTCCCTTGAGTTCTTCGGGGGTGAATAGTACGGATAGGCGCTGAGGTTGAGTTTCCCTCGCCTCTTCCGATACTGCCTTTGCGTCCACCATGTCCACAGGAGCATCCTTATCATGGGTGGGCCCTTCGAAAGAACCCCGGTCCGTATTCCAGCTCAACCAGTGTCCGATCGTACTCCGCCCTTTCTTCCTTGTTCAACCGGTTGTCGCGATCTAACGCCACGTTCCACCGGTACTTGCGGTTTACGTCGGATACGTTGTCGTATCCGGTATTGTAGGGCAGGGTCATTTCGTCTTGCACTCCGGGCATCGACTCGGAAATCGACCGCGTGAACCATTCCGGAAGACCTGGGTCCCGCAATCCACGCACGTCCTCGGCCGTGTAGATCTGTTCGTGTCTTCCGATGTGGGCGAGGATGGTGTCACTGGAGCCGAGGGGACCGACGATGATTCCGCCGGGGGCGTACGGCGTGACGAAACCGTGCTCCCCTTCGTCTTGCAGTCGCATCCGTCCTCACAGACACAGTCAAGGGTGTAGGCGTTGAAGCAGCAAGGGCCGAAGCACTGACAGTACTCCAGCCCTCCCGGCATCCTTTTCAGGTGCCGGTCGCCGCCCACGAGATCGTGGTTAGACATCGATCGGTTCCAGTTCCTTTGCGTAGAAGGGCCACGCGACATCAGGCTCTTCGTCGAAAGCAACGTTGATCCGAGGGTCGTCGAAGAAGACGTAGTAGATAACCTCCTGCTGGAGATTGTCCTTGATTTCGCTGATGATGCCTGTATGTCCCTGAAACACGAGAGGGTCGCTCGCATCGTTAGCGTCGTACCCGTTGGTTCCGATTACGACGCGGATGCCCTCAGTCAAAGTCATAGTCGTTGAACTCCCGTACGTCTCGGGCCGCCTCTGGGCGATCCATCAATTCGAGCCAACTGGCGATTGTCTCGCCATACTCACGGAGGATGTCCTCCGCAAGTCGCTTACCGTACTCCCCGAGACCAAAATGGCGAGCCATTCGGTCTCGGGCAGATTCTGGCTTAGTCACGGAAAATGTCCTTCGGTACGGGGCTGTGATCGAAGCCGAGGAACCGACGCTCTTCGAGGGACAGGGCATCAGACGCACCCATCACACTTTCGAAGGGTCCGAACCACTCCACGCCATCCTGGCAGCCCCACCCAGTGGTGTCGGCCCAACCGCTGTAGGCGTAGTAGGTGTTGATGTCGAACTGGTAGATTCCCGCGCAGTCCAGGGAGCCGTAGCCCTCCGGAGAAATCGCGTAAGAGCTGACCAGTGTCGCCTTGTCCCGCAGGCCGGAAATACGCTCAGGGGCCTTTGCCCAGATCTGGTCGTAGTCGTACTCGTCCATCTCGTACGGTTCGGTTTCGTCGTACACGATTCCCTCACTTTTGATCACTGCTGGTAGAATGATCAGCATACCGCGCCATTTAGTGGACGCAAGACCTGGTGTCCGATCTTCTTAGGCCCAGACTACATGCACTAAAGGAGTTAACGCAAGTGTCACCTTCCGACTACTGCTTAGAGGGCGAACCGCACTCCTGGGACCTCACTGGCGAGGAGTGTACCTGCGGAGATGGCATGTGCCGACTGGAGTGCTCCGAATGTGGAGCGACTGACTACTACTGCGAGAGCTAATAGACATGCTGACCTGTGAAGAGTGTGGCTGCCTGGTGGACCCGGAGATGACCGACACCCACCAGGACTGGCACGAGAGTCTTGTGAGGATTGCCAAGGAGTCGGTTGCTAACCCTAACCGTACTCAGATCGACGAGCCATGGCCTGGGTTTTTCGTCCAGGACTGCTAAGGAGTCCAAATGCTGCCCGATTGGAAGGCCGAGTTAGCCAAGGTAGACCCTCGGCTTCTCGAAACCTCCGAGGGAAGGCGCGCTCTGTGTGAAACAGACCCTATGATGTTCGCCCTCACGTACTTGAGTCATCACCTCAAGGATGATGAGGGCAATATCACCTTCGGAGAACATCATTTCAAGTGGTTTGAGCACGCAAAGAAGTGGATGGACCCCGCTCCACGCTTCCGAGAGTACCGTGACGCCTATCTAGCCCCTCGATCCAGCGGTAAAAGTACCTTCTGGTTCCTAATTTTGCCTCTTTGGTGGGCTGCGTACGGCTATTCCACCTTCCTGGCGGCTTTCGCGGACTCCGGAGGCCAGGCTGAGCTGCATCTTCTGACCTTCAAGCGCGAATTGGATGAGAATCCGCTCCTCCGAGAGGATTTCCCAGACCTTTGCGCCCCTAAGAAGCGTGCTCGTGGCTCTGTCGAAGGTGACGCCAAGGGTATTCGTCTCTGTGCCAACGGTTTCATCTTCATGGCGAAGGGTGCGGACGCCAGTTCGCTCGGTATGAAGGTCGGTGCGAAGCGTCCAGACACGCTTTTGCTCGACGACATCGAGCCGGACGAGGCCAACTACTCCGTTTATCAGATGGAGCAGCGTCTGATCACCATTCAGGACGCCATTTTGCCGCTCAACGAGCGTGCAAGGGTCGTTTTGTCTGGAACCGTGACCATGCCTGGCTCTATTACCCACCAGTTGGTCAAGTATGCGGCCGGTTGGGTGGACGAAGAGAACCAGTTCGAGTGGATTGAGGCTCAGAACTTCCGCGTTCACCACCAGTTGCCCATCGAGGACAATCCTGACGGCACAAGGCGCTCTTTCTGGCCTGCTAAGTGGTCTCTGACTGAGCTGGAGAACATCGAGCACACTCGCTCGTACCAGAAGAACTTCCTGAACAACCCGATGGCCATCGATTCCGAGTACTGGACGATGGACGACTTCACATACGGGGATCTGGACTTCTGTTCGTCCACAATCCTGTCTATCGATGGTGCGGTCACCGCAACCAAGGAATCTGACTACACTGGCATCGCAATTGTGGGCTACAGGCCACGTCATAGGGATAGTTCCGGAATACAGCCGCCACGTTGTGTCGTAAAATACGTGCGTGCTGTCAAAATGCACGGTAACGCCCTTCGAAGCCTCGTATTGAGCCTTCTGGAGTCAAATCCCGAGGTACGAGCCATTCTGGTAGAGACAAACCAGGGTGGAGACAAGTGGCTTGAGACCCTGCATGGCATGCCCGTCAAGATCTACACGGTGCACAACAAGGAGAAGAAGGAGTCCAGGGCTGGACGACTTCTCAACTTGTATCAGATGTCACCGTCCCGCGTAATTCACACGAAGGTGTTCCCTCCGCTCGAAGAGCAGATGATCAACTTCCCGAAGGGCGCGAATGACGACCTTATCGACGCTGTCGGTAACGCCGTCTTGATGTACCAGCGGCCAGAGAAGAAGCCGAAGGCCGGAGTTAAGTACCGACAGCCACGTTAGGAGGGGAAGTGCCGTTACCACCAGGGATTTCGACTGTTACGGTTACAGGAAAGTTCCTGGGCCCTGACGGCTCTCCCCTTTCTGGGGAAGTCAAGTTCTACTTACCTTCCACCATCTCTGTACCGGCTAACGACCTGTTTGTGGACGGCGTTTCTAACAACACGCTGGACGCTAGCGGTAATTTCACCGCCACTCTGTTCGCTACGGACAATACGGGTATCAGCCCGACTGGCTGGGCCTACGAGGTGGTTGAAAAGACCAGCGCTAGGACTCGTAGTTACTGGATTGCACTGCCATCCAGCCCATCTTCGGTAAATCTGGCCGACATTGCCCCTTCTGACCCCGCACGAGGCGATTACGTCATCGTACAGGGTGCAGACGGCGAGCCCGGCCCTCCGGGGGCCCCAGGAGCTGACGGGGCTGACGGGGCTGATGGTTCCATTATCCGTACGAACACTGTTCGTATCACCAACGACAACCTGTCCGGTATTCCGGCTGCGGCGTCTTGGGCCATTGTCAAGACGTCCGGAAACACTCCGCTCCAGTGTTCGATTACTGCCTCGGCAGGCGATCGAATTCGCGTGAGCGGTGCTTTTATGAGGAACGGTTCTCGCTTCCTCGACTGGGCACTTCTGGATAGTGCCGGAAACATCGCGGTCTACGCCGCTTCTCAGACCAGCACCCCACTGTCTGAGGGTAACCCGACCATGTACCCAAGCCTGAGCTTCAGCTACGTGCCTGGCGAAGAGATGTTCACCGTAGGTTCCGGCCATATCGATGGGACCGGCAAGGTGACCGTGGCTCTTGTCAACCAGGGCGTCGCTTCAGGCGTTGTGTATGCGCACCCCGTTTACCCATGGCGGCTGCGACTCGAAAACATCGGTCCTGAGCCGTCTTAAGAAAGGGAGGTGCCATGACTACGTCTAACGAAGAGCCACAGAGCTACGAAGACCTTCGCTGCGGTTACTGGGAGCTGGTTGATGCTCGCGGTGCCTATGAGCGTGCGGCAGCCTTCTACGAGGGAACTGTTGACGAGGTCTACAGCTCCCCCAAGGTAACCCGACTCTTAGCCAAGTTCGGTCTCGACGCTATCGAGTCTTTCAACTTCGCTCACATCCCCGTTGACGCCGTTGCTAACAAGATGCTTTTGCATTCTGTAAACGGTGACAGCGAGGGAAACGAAGAGGGCATCGTCGAGAAGAACGAGGAAGTCAACTCGGTTATCGACGATCTCTGGGAATACAACGAGCTTGAGGAAGAGCTTCCTAACATCTTCCGCAACACCGGCAAGTACGGCGACTACTACCTCATGGTGTGGCCCGTAGTTGGTGAGGAAGAGGACGATTCTGTAGCTCGTGGTTTCGACCCCTACAACTCCGCCCGTCAGCTTGAGACTGGTGACACCGTTGTTGAGGATGACGAAATCGCATCTGTTCCTCTGACCCGTAAGACCATCGTAGCGGTAGATATCCTCCCGCTCGATCCCTTTACCACTCGCGTGTTCTACGACACGGAGAACCCAAGGAAGAAGACCTACGCAATCCGTTCTTGGATTGAGGGTGAAGGCACCAACATCGTCGTTCGTGCCAACCTCTATTACGAGGACCGTATTGAGCGCTGGATGCACGAGGGAAAGCCCTCTAAGCGTAAGGGTGCTAAGCAGAAGTGGAAGCCATTCAATCAGGATGGTAACCCTGCTGTACTGGCTAATCCGTTCGGCGAGGTCCCTATCTTCCACTTCCGTACGGAACGTACATATGGGCGTCCGGATCACATCAACGCCTACGGCCCGCAGCTTGCTATCAACAAGATCGTGACCTCACATCTTGCGACTGTGGACTACCAGAGCTTCCCCCAGAGGTATGCGCTGCTCGACCCTATGGCCGATCAGAGCGGAATTCAGGGAGCAGACTCCGACCCCTTCGCCCCCGAGTTAGGGGACGATCCGGAGGATGACGATAACGAGTCTCAGCTTGAGGCTGATCCAGCGGCTGTCTGGCAGTTCTCTGGCATGAAGGCTGTAGGGCAGTTTGAGGCCGCTAATGCGGAATCTTTCCTCAAGCCGTTCGACCGTTACGTGAAGGCTCTTGCACAGGCGACTGATACGCCGTTCCACTACTTCGACCGTACGGGCGAGCGTCCTCCGAGTGGGGAGAACATTCGTCAGGTCAACGAAATGCTCAACAAGAAGGCGGGCTTCCGTCAGACCTCCTACGGAGGCGAGATCAAGAAGTTTGTCACCCTGGCCCTCGTAATGATGGGTGTCGATGTTGAACGAATCAACGTCGAATGGGAGCCACTGGAGAATGTCAGCTCGTATGTCGAGTGGCAGGCCGTCAATGAGAAGATCACTGCCGGTGTTCCAATGGAAGTTGCACTTGTTGAGGCAGGGTATCGCCCCGCTCAGGTTGCTGAGTGGAAGCGTCAGGCCGAAGCCCAGGCTGAGAAGGAACGTCAGCAGGCTATGGAAGACGAGAAGGCGAAAATGGAAGCCGCTGCTGCATACAAGCAGCAGACGCTGTCTCAGAACAATTCTGGCGGCACTAAGCCGAGTTCGAGCAGCAATTCACAGTAATGCCGAGTAAGGCACCTCAGAAAAGGATGATCGGGTAATGATCAGCAACGAAGTCACATTCGAAAACTCTCCACTGACTAACCGTCCCGGAACAGTTGTTGGCTACCGTGCAAATGGAAAGCCCATTTATACTGTTGGCGGTGGTTCTATTGACGTTACCGACGACGATGTAGTGGATGACGACAACGATTCGGATGACGACACCGACGACAACGACGAAGACCACTGGGAGCCTCCGACCAAGGAGGACTGGCAGAAGCTGATGGCCGACAAGCGTAAGGCCGACAGCGAAGCCGCTCAGCGTAAGCGTTGGATGCGTGATAACGGTCTCGACCCTAAGACCGGTAAGCCTGTGGCTAAGCCGAAGGTAGAGGTCGACGATGATGACGATGCTGATGTACTCGTCCCGTCTGCGACTAAGCAGAAGAAGGACGAAGACAACAACGACTCGCGTGGTTTTGACCGCGAGAAGTTTGAGAAGCAGTTCCAGCGTCAGCTTGACCGTGAGGTCGAAAAGGCGCAGTCCGGTGGACGTAGGTCTGCTTACTCTCTGATTTCCGAGGTGCCTTCTGCACTCGAAGAAGCGGGTTGGAATGGTAAGAACCTCCCCCGCATGATCAAGCTCCTCGACCTCGACTCTGTTGAGATTGACGAGGATGGCGTCGATTACGACGCTCTTTCGGCTCAGGTGGCTGAGCTGAAGAAGGACTTCCCTGAGTTCTTCAAGCGTACGCGCATGAAGGATGCGGCGAAGGAAGTAGCCGATACCGGCGCTGCCGGTGGAGGAAAGAAGCAGGCTCCTGCCTCGACAGAGGACATGGACTGGAAGACGCGCATGAAGTTGCAGCTCAACGGCGGCGCGTAAGCGGGTCATACCCAAGCATGCCGAGTCAGGCACCTCATTCACATAACTCACCGGAAAGGTAAACGCCATGGCTATTCAGCCGAATGCGGGCGCAACTTACCTTGATAACTGGATTCCGATCGAGTGGGACTCTGAAGTCATCTCTCGTGTTATGGCATCCAGCGCTATCGAGGCTACTGCTCAGCGCCACGGAATGAACACCTCTACCAAGCGTATCCTGCGTCAGAGCGGATACACCGTTACTTCTGGTAGCCAGTACACCGTTGACACAGGTGCTCTGGACTACGTAATCCTCACCGCTCGTCGTTTCATGGGTCAGTCTGTTCTGGACGAGGACGACCTGGCCGACACCGAGCTGATCGTTGACACCATCGCACAGCGTGCCCTCGACTACGCGATCTCTTACGCTACGTCTCTGGACAACGCCTGCATCGGTGTTACCGCTGCTGAGGATTCTGGTGCCGCTACTGCCAAGGTTCCGTTCACCTCTATCTACCGTGCTGTTCGTAACAACGGTTCTGGTGGCGAGTCTAGCTACGTAGCTGACGCCAACTACATCAACTGGTCTGGTGCAGCTTCTGCTGCTTACGACAACCTCTCTGAGGCATTACGTCGTGTAGAAACCAGCGACTACTGGGACGCTAACAACGCCCTCATCATCGCCAACCCAGCCTTCCGTGACGTTCTGCGTCGTGTGAAGGACAACAACGGTACTCCAATCTTCGTTCAGGGTCAGGGTGGTGACTCTGGTCAGCCGGACACCCTCTTCGGCGTGAACATCTTCTGGAGCCGTGGAGCCAAGACCTCTCCGGTTATGTCTGCCACCCCTGGCGGTAACCCACTTCTGGTCTTCGTTGGTGACCGTAGCCTCATGAAGCTCGGTGTACGTTCTGGCCCTGAGTCTCGTCTCGATGTGTCTCGTGCGCACGACGACGTTGACGACACTGCGGTCAAGTTCCGTACTCGTCGTGGCTTCCAGCTCGGCCGTATCGCCGGATTCTCTGTCCTGGAGAAGACTGGCTAATCCCAGTTGAATAAGAACGACCCTCCTGCCGATGCCGCCCTCACTTCGGCGGGAGGGTTCTCTTTTGACTGAAAGGCGGTGAACGAATGGCTTGGGCAACAGAAGCAGAAACTCTTACCTACACGGGTATTACCGTTACCAGTGCGGAGATCGAGCAGGCTCAGGCAATCGTGGAGCTGTTCGCGGATACCAGCATCGAGGCATCTGATGCGGGTCTTATCAGCTCTAAGAACCTCCGCTTCCTCAAGATGGCTGTGGCTTACCAGGCAGCCTGGATTACCGAGCACCCGGATCTCTTCACTCACGTAGACGTGAGCACGATGCTCCAGGACGGTCTCCAGTTCGTCGCTGGGCATGAAAATGCCTTCGTACTAGCCCCGTTCGCGCGTAGGTCTATCAACAGGCTCTCGTGGAAGCGTAACCGCTCAATCAGGGCAAGGCGCTCTAAGCGTCAGACCGCTGCGGGCATCCGCAGGATTGAGTACATGGGCACTATCGACCACATCAACACTGATGGCGGTGCAGCTCACTATGACACGGACCCTAGCTGGTCTGTCTGGGGAGCTGATGAGTAATGTACTCCCGTGCCACTACCAAGATCACGATCTATCGAGGTCAGGGTGTGGATGACTGGGGAGACACGATCGATAACGACACCCCGGCCGCAACCGGGGTGTTGGCCTCCATTCTGGAGCAGAAGATCTGGTCCTCTCCAGAAGTCACCACTCAGCCCCACAACTACCGTTACGCCCGTCTTCGTGTGAAAAAGGGTACGGATGTCCAAGTCAATGACCGCATCTTCGATGAGCGTCTAAATCAGACCTGGACCATCACGAATATCAGTCCTTACCAGAACCCTGTAGTGGGTCAGGATCTCCGAATCGACTTGATGTTCGTGGGATGATCACCCTCACGTATAATTCCACACGTAGGGTTGACATGCCTTAACACCCGTAAACGGTGCGCGTGACTACCCCCTCACTCCGTAAAGGAAGGGACCATGTCTGGTCAGCTTTAAGCTGCCCTTCCAACGGCATGGTCCTTTTCTGTTTGGGGAGGTGTTATGGGTCGCGTTGACTGGGAGCCTGGTTGGTACGAACGTATCGACAAGGAAATCGACAACTTCATGGAGAAGTTGGCTGAAGATGTCCTCCAGGACATGATTATCCACGCGCCATACCGCACCGGAGCCCTTAAGGCGGACCTGGACAAGGAATACGACAATCGCAGCAAGGTTGCCCGTATCGGTGCTAAGAGCGTCCCCTACGCCATCTACGTAGAAGAGGGAACCCCACCTCACGTCATTCGAGCCAAGAACAAGAAGGCTCTTGACTGGAATGGCTCCCTTCATCCGATGAAGGACGTTGACCACCCTGGAGCCTCGGCTACGCACTTCATGAAGAACGCACTCTATAAGGAGCGTCGTCCATGAGGCCAGCAAACTCCGAGTTAGCCGCAATCGCGTGGCTGAAGACAGTTCCCGGAATGCCGGTTAATCAGATCGGCACCACTCTCCCGCAGGACAACACGACTTGGGCAGCCTCTGGCTATGTACAGCCCATCGTTGTCGGCAAGGGAAGTTCTAGTCCGTACTACGGCTACAGGGCCCCGGTTATCCAGGTCCACTGCTGGGCGGTAAATCCGACCAAGCAGACACCGCCGTGGTGGAAGGCCAACGAATTGGCCGAAAACATCTACGCACATCTCCTGCGAGACAACGGCGTAGAAAACCTCGCCACTAAGACCGGCTATCGAAATGTGCGCATTCTCGAAGCCTGGGCTATTGACGAGCCAAAGAGGATTCCGTGGGGATTCCCTTCGGGACAGGGTTCATTCGTTGACCCTGGTGACGCAGCTCACTACACAGTGAGCTTCCAGCTAGCTTGGGCGGAGCTACCGGAATGAGTAAGAAACTGTTTGTCTATGTCGGTGCTGTTTCCGGAGAAGTACTTACCTTCCGAGGAAAGGCACTCGTACACGACAACAAGGCCGAAATGGAATTTCTTGTTCCCGGCAACCGAGTGGTTCCGCTCCCTTCCTATTGGGGCGAGGAGCTGACATTTCCACTCAAGGATCATCCAGATATGGATACTGTTCAGTTCCCGCTGGCCCAGCACATGGACCAGTTCCAGTAACGCTTCGAAAGGAAGTGAAACCAAATGGCTGCAAACGTAGTTAACCTCGTACAGGGTCCAGCTACCGTGTTCATCGGTGCCTTTGGTGCGGCCGAGCCTGCTAACGCTGCGGTAAACACCACCCCTGCTGCATCTGCCTGGACCGACGTCGGTGGAACCACTGACGGATGTGAGATCTCTGTTAACCAGGAGTACAAGGAGTTAGAGGTCGACCAGGTTGTCGACATTCCGGGTCGTCGTCTCGTAAAGCGTGACATGTCTGTGAAGACTAACCTCGCCGAGCCTACCCTTCAGAACCTCCTGTACAGCCTCAACGACGTAAACGGTGGTTCTCTGGGGGCCTCTGGTGCCGGATTCTCCGGATACTACGAGCCTGCCTTCACCGACTCTGCTACTCAGCCTACTTACCGTGCCGTTCTCCTGTGGGGATGGGCTCCGGGTGGCTCTGGCGCTGGTGGTAGCACCTCTAAGCGTCGTATGGTCATCATGCGTAAGTGCCTGTCTAGCGACAACGTAGAGTTCGCTTACAAGAAGGAAGACCAGACCGTCTTCTCTGTAACTTGGAGCGTCCACTACGTATCCAGCTCTATCGCTCCGTTCAAGATCATCGACGAGGCGTAAGCATCAGAATGGGCCTCTCCTTCGGGAGGGGCCCATTCGTCATGTTACGGGTCGATCTTGCTGATAGAATAGATATCGTCAACGCCAATAGGCACTAGTTGTGAGGGTAATCATGCCGTACCGCAAGGACATCGAGAATGAGGAGACCAAGGTCGACGAGACTGAGGTAGATAACTCCTCCACCAACGTTCTCTCTTTCAAGAGCAAGAAGGAGAAGGGTGACCGTGTAGTTCTCTTCACTATCGATGATGAGGAGTACACCGTCCCCGCTAAGCCAAAGGCTAACGTCACCCTGAAGTTCCTGGACGAGTTACGTCGTACGGGTAACGAGATGTTCGCCGCTCTGAGCCTCATGGAGACCATGCTAGGCAAGGAGAAGTACCAGAAGTTCCTCGACTGGGAGGACCTGGAGGACGAACAGCTTTCTGAGGTTCTGGAGCAGGTTGTAAGCCTGGCCATGAGCCGTGTAGAGGGTGACCAGGGAAAATAAGGGAGCTGGCCTCCCCGCACTTGTGGGTAGTCGTGTGGCAGGAGGAAGTTGAGGCGGACTTCCTCGCGTTCTACCACATTTTCGACATCCTGGATGATCCGAAGTTGGATGGTCCCCGACTCCTACGACTGGCTGCTCAGTTGCCTCGCTATCAGGGAGCCGTACGAAACCGGCTCGAATATGAAGCGTCGCTTGACCAGAAGGCAGTCGAAGTCCGAGAAGGGGACCCCACTTTTGCACCTGGAGAAACCATGAGTATGAGTGAGGCCCTGGCCCGATCTAAGGGCGATGACATGGCCGTGTTGAACTCGCTCAGTAACGACAGCAGGAATGCAGGTCTAGGGGACCTGTTCGAGTACGAAACCGGCTAGGGGATATCCACCTAGGGAGGAATGAAGATGCCAGTAGGATTCCGCATTGCGTCTGCCTGGGTGGATATTCGCGCCGAGGATAAGGGACTCAAGCAGCAGATCAAGACAGCGGTTGAGAAGGCGGCCAAGGGTAACGACGCCAAGATCCCGCTCAATATCGACAGCAAGGGCCTCCGTCGTGAGGTATCCGATGCTCTCAAGGAAGCCACCTCTAAGCAGAAGCCAAAGGTGGCTATTGGCATTTCCTCTAAGGGTTTACGTGCTGAGGTAACTAAGGCTCTGAAGGCTGCTACTGAGAAGCAGAAGCCTAAGGTAAAGCTCGGCATCAACGCCACCGGTCTCAAGGGCGAGGTTCAGCGTGCCCTTACTGCGGCTACCAAGGGGCAGAAGCCTACTGTCAAGCTGGGTATCTCCTCCGTCGGTCTCCGTGGAGAGGTCCAGAGGGCTCTGAACGAGGCTACAGCGGGCCAGAGTGGCACGGTGACTATCAATGCCCGTGTGGACGGTGACAGGCTCCAGAGGGCCCTTGCAGACGCCGATCCGACTATCACTCCTCACGTCGACCACCGTGCCCTGCGCCAGAGTCTGATGTCGGCTATCCGTCGTATCAACGTAAACGATGATGTAACGATCAACGCCAATATCGATGGCGATCTACTTGCTCGACAGATTCAGTCTGAAATCGGTCGACTGAGGGACCGTTTCCGTGTCCGCATTCACCCCGACGTGGATGTGGATACTTTTGCTGCCCGTTTACAGGCGGCTGCTCGCTCTGTACCTAGCGATATCGATATCGACCTCAACCCACGGATCAACCAGCTCAAGTTAAGGGCTGAAGCCGGAAGGGCCTTTGCCGCCCTCCGTGGAAAGATCCAGTTCGACGGTGAACTCAAGACCGCCATGCTGGCAGCTCAGGTAAAGGCTGCGCAGGCTGCTCTTAACCGTATGGGTCGCGACCTGACTTTCCGTGCCAAGGTTGATGTAGACACCGCCGCTGCCCGAGCAAAGATCGCAGCTATGAACGCGATGCTCAGGGATCATGGCGGACACTGGACTCGCTGGGCTCAGATTGCCGTAGCAGCCGCCCTTGCTGTTGGTCCAGCCCTTTCTGTCGTAGACCGTGCTCTTCGCTCTACAGGCGCGTCTCTGGCCGTTCTCGTGCCAATGGTGACGGGCCTCTCTGCCATGCTCGCAACCTTCTTCGTAGGTATGAGCGGCGTGGCGGCCACCATCTCTGGTGTATTCGAGACCAGCAAGACTGCCATTAACCAGCTCGGAGACAACTTCGAGCGACTGTCACCAGAGGCCAAGAAGTTCATCCAGGCACTCCAGGGCGTAAAGACTGGATTCACCCAGCTCCGTATCGACGTCCAGGACCAGCTCTTCAAGGGTATGGACAAGACTCTGGAGAACTTCACCCACGCCAGCATGCCTGCCCTGCGTAGGGGTCTTGCTGAGACCGCCATGAACATGAACGCCATGGCTAAGGGTGCAACTGACGTAGTTAACCGTGCATCTCGTATGGGTGAACTGGACGCTATGTTCCAGGGTATCAACGTTGCTTTCGGTCAGCTTATCCCGTTACCAGGTCAGTTCCTCAACGGCCTGATCAAGACTTCCATCGCCGCTACTCCGCTGCTCACCCGAATGAACTCTGCATTCGCTAACTGGGCACGTAACATGACGGACCGCCTCAACCAGGCGTTTACCGATGGAACTCTTCAGCGTGCTATCTCTTCTGCTGGTGACACCATTGTCAACTTCTTCCGTCGTATCGCTAACAACCCTGAGTGGAACACCTTCGTAAGCCGTATGAAGGAAAACGGCCCTCGTATGGCCGAGGCATTCGCCCACATCTCTGAGGCGCTGCTGAAGATCCTCAACGCTCTGTCACCTATCACAGGTGTGATCATGACCGTTGTGGATGCCTTCGCGCGCATGATCAACGCGATGCCGATCGAAGTCCTTACCCTGATCATTACCAAGCTGGTCCTCTTCAAGACTGCTCTGCTGATCGGTACCTTCGTAGTTTCTCTGACCGATAAGATCATCTTGCTGCGTAGGGCTATGGTGACCCTCGGCAGCCAGGCGGCGATGGTTGACGCCATTCGTGGACGTCTTACTGCTCTCGGTCTGACCGCTCCTGCTATCAACCGAGTAGCCACTGCTATGCGTGCGGTTGGCAGGGCCATCATGGGTGCTCTGCTCATCACTACTCTGGTATGGGCATTCGAGGCCATTGGTAACAAGGCCAAGGGTGCTGCTCCAGATGTGGAGAAGCTGTCTACTTCTCTGAAGGAGCTTGCCGTATCCGGTAAGTTCACTGGTGAGCTGAAGAAGAACTTCGGTAGCAACATCGATGATGTCGTTGAGAAGCTGCACACGCTTCACGAGAAGATGGCGGAGCACAAGAAGGATCTGAGTGAGGGTAACTTCGGTCCAGACACCCCTCTTGACGACTTCGGTCAGTGGATCTCTGACGGTATCAAGAAGATGTCCGAGGGTCACGACTCTCTGTGGGCGCTGAAGGATGACTTCAAGTCCTTCGACAAGGCTCTCGCAGACATGGCCAACAATGGCTACAGCACCCAGGCTGCTGAGGACTTCGCCAAGCTCAAGAAGGCTTGGCTGGAGGCTGGTTACCCTCTTGACGAACTCATCAAGAGCTTCCCTGAGTACAAGGATGCTCTGGGTGGTCTGAAGACCGCTCAGAAGCTGGCTGCTGAGGGAATGGGTGCGTACGGTGCTCAGGCTGTCGTAATCCAGGGTCAGCTTGATGCTCAGCGTCGTGCGGCCGATGGTCTCAAGCAGTCCATTGAGGCTCTGAACGATGCCCACCGTCAGGCTGCCGGTGGAGAGATCGCTATGGAGTCTGCTCTTGACTCCGCAACCGGCACTATCGAGACCAACATGAAGGCGCTCAAGGACTCCTCTATGGGCCTTGACGTTCACACGGAGAAGGGCCGCCAGAACAGGCAGGCTCTGCTCCAGCTTGCTCAGACAACCTCTGATTACGCTCAGGCCAAGCTCCAGGAGACCGGTTCTTACACCGAGGCCAACAAGATCTACGAGCGTGGTAGGGAGCAGTTCGTCAAGCTGGCTATGGCTGCGGGTGCGACTCGTGAAGAAGCCAAGAAGCTGGCTGAGCAGTGGCTCAAGATGCCGGACAAGAAGATCGCTCTTGATGCCGATGTCGATTCTCTTGACCGTAAGATCGCAGATGCCCAGGCTGAAATCGACAAGCTGAAGCAGAAGCGCAAGGTTGCCGTTGGAGCCGACAAGAAGGATCTTGATGACAAGATCACTAAGGCTCAGGCTGAGCTGGACCTTCTTGAGGCCCGTAAGAACGAAGTTCTGATCGAGGCCACTATTGACGATCTGAACACTAAGATCGACAAGGCTCAGCAGACTGTCGATGACCTTAAGCAGAAGCGTAAGACTGCTGTCGGTGCTGATAAGAAGGACCTTGACGATAAGATCAAGAAGGCTCAGGAAGCCCTTGACGCTCTGAAGCAGAAGAAGAAGGCTGCTATCAAGGTCAAGGACGAGACTAAGCAGACTATCGACAACATCCAGTCACGTCTCGATGGAATCAAGGACAAGACCGTTACCGTCACCGTTATCGGTAACAACGTCTACAAGTACAAGGAAGGCGCCAACATCCCTGGCTACGGAGGCAACATTCCGAGCCATGCGACCGGTGGTCTGATCAGGGGTCCGGGTTCTGGTACCTCTGACAGCATCATGGCGCGTCTGTCCAACGGTGAGTACGTCATGACTGCCGCCACCGTAGAGAAGTACGGCGTCGGTTTCATGAAGGCGCTCAACAACGGCACCCTCAAGCTGCCGAAGTTCGCCGCTGGTGGTCCCGTCACAGGCGGTGGAGGCACCTCTGGGGCTTCCGGAGTCAAGGCAGGGGAAACTACAGGTACCTTCACCGTCAAGGACGGCACAGGCAAGCCTGTGGCTTCTGCGGTCAACAACTTCAAGGCACTCAAGATCGCCCTCAGCCAGACCTACCAGGACATGGCTACCAAGACTACGCTCTTCGGTAACCAGTTCCAGGCCAAGTCTGACGTGACCTACAAGGCTGTTCAGTCTGCGGGTACTGAGTTCGGACGTAAGCAGGTTAACGATCTCAACGCCACTCGTAACAAGTCCCAGAACATCTGGAGTTCTTGGAAGAGTGGTATGCAGAACCGTACTACTGCTACTTACAAGACTCTTCAGACGCAGGGCAGTGCCTTCCAGAAGAACCACACCGCCACCGCCTCTAAGGCCAGCAGCTCTACCCAGAGCATCTGGACTGGGTGGAGGACCGGTATGACCACCCGTACCAACGACACCTACAAGAAGATCAACTCTGCGACCAGCAGCTTCTCTAAGCAGTCCACTACCAAGATCGGTCAGGCCCGTGACGGTATGGGTGCTGCCTGGGGTGGTTTGAGCCCTAAGTTCAAGCCACCTGTCAGCTACCTGGTTCACACAGTCATCAACAAGGGTGTTGTTGGCTCTATGAACGCCATCATGCAGAAGCTCGGTGGCGGTAAGAGCGTAGGTGGAATCAGCGTCCCTGGATTCGCTACTGGTGGTCCTATCTACGGAGCCGGAAGCAAGACTTCCGACTCTATTCCTGCTCGCCTGAGCAACGGTGAGTACGTAATCCAGGCCAAGGCCGTGGATAAGTTTGGCGTGGGCTTCTTCAACCAGCTCAACCGTGGAAGCATGCCGGGTCAGGGTGCAGGCTACAAGCCTGGATTCGCAACCGGCGGCCCAGTCAATATCAGGATGGCTGGATTCGCTAGCGGAGGTCTTGCTGGAGTTCCGTCTGCTGACACCCTTAACAAGATCATGGGTGAAGGTGGCGACGCCGACGTCAAGAAGATGACCGACTTCATCATGAACAACTACGTCCTTCCGCTGATTGACAGCGGTCCGGGCGGTTCTGCGATGAAGGACGTTCAGCGTGCCGGAATGAACCACATCCGTAGCAACGTAGAGAAGTTCGTCAAGGACAACTTCGGCGGTGCCGGATCTGCGGCTGCGGGTCTCCGTTGGGCTAAGACTCAGTACGGGAAGCCTTACCAGTGGGGTGGAAATGGTAACCCTAGCTGGGATTGTTCAGGGTTCATGTCTGCTATTGAATCCGTAATTCGTGGCGAGAAGCCACACCGTCGTTGGAGCACTCACGCCTTCTCTGGTGCTACTGCTCCTTCTGGTTGGCGTCTTGGAGCCAAGGCTCCATTCCAGATCGGTATCACTAACGCGGGTGTTGGTCACACCGCCGGTACTATCGGCAAGGAGAACGTCGAGTCTTCTGGTGGAATCGGTGTCCACGGTGGTGTAGGAGTTCCGCGTGGAGCCCACGACGGTCTCTTCAGCGCGGTTTACGGATATGTCGGCCCGAACGCCACTAAGAAGGCCCGTGGTGGATACATCAGCGGACCTGGCGGCCCTCGTGACGACAAGGTTGCTGCATGGCTGTCTAACGGCGAGTTCGTTATGCGTGCCGCCGCCGTTAAGAGGCTGGGTACTGGCTACCTCAACGCCCTGAACAGTGGGCAGATCCCAGGATTCGCATCTGGTGGTTCTACCAGCAGCACCACTTACAAGGTGAAGTCCGGAGACACCCTTTCTGAGATTGCTCAGAAGTTCCACACCACTGTTAGCGCCCTGATGGCTCTGAACAAGAACATCAAGGATGCCAACAAGATTTACGCGGGGCAGACCCTCGTAATCAAGAAGGCTATCTCCAAGGGCAGCAGCGGTTCGTCTTCGTCTGGCAAGGTGGCTACTGCGCCGAAGGGCGACATCCAGGATGCCGGTGCCAAGACTTCTCTCCAGAACCTGGTAACGCTTCGTGAGAGTCAGGTAATCGCCAACTCCAAGGCGGGCGCCAAGTACATGAACGAGGCGATGACTAACATCACCGCCCAGAGTGATATGGATACCCTGGTATCCAACCTCACTCAGTTCAAGAGCGCCATTCTCGACGCTTTCAAGGGCAAGACCCAGGATGTTCTGGCAGCCAAGTTCACTTCTACCGCCAACAAGCTGATTCCTCTTCAGAGCAAGCTCGATGGCGTAACCAAGAAGCTGGGCGAGGCTCAGGAGAAGCTGGACGACCTCAAGCAGAAGTTCGACAGCCTCAAGGATTCCGTATCCGGAGCCGTTTTGGACTTCGGAAAGATCACCAAGGTTGGAACCTACGGAACCAGCGGTTCTACCCTCCTTGCTCAGCTCCAGAAGGACACAGGCAAGGCTACCGAATTCGCCAACATGCTGGAACAGCTTAAGGCGAAGGGTGTTAGTGGAGATCTGATCGGACAGATTGCCGAGGCCGGAGTTACTGGCGGTGGAATGGCGACAGCCCAGACCGTCCTGAATATGACTCCGGAGCAGCTTAAGCAGCTCAACTCTCTCCAGGCTGAGCTGACCAAGCAGGCAAACAAGGCCGGAGAAGCTGCGGCTACTGGCATGTACGGAGCCGGTGTTGCGGCTGCTGAGGGCCTGGTAAAGGGTCTTGAGGCTCAGCAGAAGGCTATTGAAGCCCAGATGAAGGTAATCGCCGACGCCATGGTGCAGGCGATCCGTCAGGCTCTTGGCATCAAGTCCCCATCCACGGTCATGATGCAGGTAGCCGACTTCACTGCTGACGGTCTTGTAAACCAGCTTATTGCCCGTAAGGACGAAGTCGACCAGACCATGCGTTCTTTGGTAACTGTTCCTACCGCTGGAATCAATGCACCAGCCACTGGAGCTGGTACAATTGGCGGTGGATCTAGTGTTACTCAGGTAACCCGTATCGAGAACCTTCACGTTCACGTTAACGGAACCTTCGAGTTGAATACCCCTGCCTCTCGCAAGACTCTGGCTAAGACCATTGTCAAGGAGATGAAGGAAGAGATTCGTCTGGACGACAAGAAGCGCAAGTAATGGGAGGAGGCTCAAATGCCGCATTCTGCATCTGGATACGGTGAAGTACGAATTGGCCGATTCTACGTAGTCGAAATGGAAAAGGCCACCGAATCCACAGACGGCAAACTGAGCATTACCGGTCAGGAATCTAGTCCTCCCACTACGGGACCATTAGTGACCTTCCTGCATGGCCAGGTCGTGGCTTTGCAGGAGGGTCGTCTGGTGCCCGTACAGTTCAGGGACAAGGCTGAACGTAACGGCTACTACGCAGTTACTCAGGCCACTTCTGACCTGACCGACTACCAGAGTGAAGTCCTTTTAGCAGACTGGCAGATCGACCTTGAGCGCCAGGGTTCTGACAAGGAGGTGGACATTCAGTCACGCCTCACTGGAGCTGTCCGTACGAACGACTTTGCTCTCACTGGTACCCGCTGGCACGCTCCAGCAATCGGCCACTATGGCTACCACACCGGCACATCGATTCCGTCGGGTTCTGTCACTCGTACGGGTGCCGACGGAGCGATGACGGTGTACCTAGGAGTGCCTGCGAACATCCACCCTAAGTGGGGATGCTCTGTGGCTAACTTCTACAACGGTCGCGTCCGTCTCACCGATACACTTGAAGTTTCTACTGAGAACGAGGTTGAGGGTGTCAACCGGCAGATTTCCGCTTCCGGTTGGAGTCTCAGTAATGGCCTCATCAACGTAACTCCTACTGCTTCAGCGGGAATTATCGATGTGCAGTACCACAACGGCACCTCTTACGTCAGCAACACCTGGCGTCTTCAGAGGAACTTCATCAACTTGCCTTCGTGGGACGCTGCCACCATCATCCGAAACGATTTCGAGGAAGTCATTCTCCGTCTGACTGCCACCACTTCTGGCGGTGGACGTACGTCGGTCGACCTCAAGCTCAAGAGGGGTTCTCGTTTCGTAGAGGGGTACATGCAGACCAGTACTAGCACCACCCTTAAGGTGATGCCTAACAACCTGTCTGCGGCCACTTCCGGGTCCGGCTACCAGGTGCAGTCTGCGGGTACTCATCGCTGGACAGCAGGCTCTGCCCGTACTATGACCTTCGATAACACCAACGGTGGTATTTCTAGGAACTCTACCACCGTAATGGACTTCTACATCGGTGTGGTTATCAACGCTGCCGCTCCGTCTACTGGAGACGCTGCTACTGATTTGAGGGACCAGTACATCGCATCCCTGCCGGAACTTACTTATGCTGTAAGGAGGTAACGTGTCTGTCACCCAGGTGCACGAGGCATTAGGTTCTTTTGAATTCGAGCTTCTAGGCAATGTGCCTCGTGAAGTCCTCGACAACATCGATCACTTCGACCACATCGCGATTATCCCTGGTCGAATTGACCCACGTCAGTATGGCGATGGGTGTCTTTCTGCTGCCCGTTACGTAGGCGTCGTTCGCAGGAAGAAGATTGCGGACGACGGTCGTACCAACCTGATCGAGGACGACATCCGCATTTCCGGTGTCGGTATGGAGTTCTGGTTAGGAGATGACGACGGCAAGGGTGCGGTACTGGAGAGCGAGGTCGTATTCAACGGCTCTAGCTTCACCACAGTAATCAACACCCTGCGTCCCTCGTCTGTATCTAACGGCACCATCTACACCGTGACTGGGTCCTACGCGGGTCGCCACATCTACGAGACCCCTCGTAGTGCCATCAAGTACGTATGCCAGACCATGTCGACCACTGCCATTCCGGTCGGCTACAAGATGAACAACACGGGCTCTCTCGATGCGGGTCCAGAGTCCAACCTGTTTGTGACTAACCCTACGTGCATCATTATGCGTAAGGGCAGCACCCAGGGTGAGGACATGTTCATGCGTGCTCTGCCGAGCACCGTGGACATGGATATTGACATGGAGGACTTCGCTACCCGTGTAGTGATGTTAGCGGAGGCCGATGGAGACTCTTTCGCTACCGGTACAGCAGATATTGCTACGGTGGCTCCAGGAGTCAACGTCTACAAGGACTTGTTCGGAAACTCTCTGTCCCTTACCAAGCTGGTGTCTGAATCCGACACGTTGGAGCAGAATGCCGATACTCGTGCGGCTTTAGCTCTTAAGGAAGTTGTCGCTCCGCACAGGACTCTTACTATCTCCACCCAGGACTTCGACGTCCATGGGTCTTTCGAGGTGGGAGACTACATCTACGCGTACGACCCGGATTCCGGTCTGGTGGATACCTCTAACGAGGCGTACGTCCGTGGTGTTCGTATCAACCCGATCAAGCTCCGTGTTACCGAGCTAGACTTTGCTATCACGGAGAACTACACCGTAGCTCACCGAGACAAGAACGGTGTATGGACTGATCTCTCTGACTACGTACACTACGAAGAGGAGCAGCCTAACCAGGTTGTCATTGGAGACTTCAATCGCGACCTGACGTCTTCTGGTGGCGTAGTCGACGGGCGTACCGGTTCTGTCACCCCTCCCAACAACACCATTCCAGCCGCTCCTACGTGGGTTACAGCCTCTTTCCAGACCACCAACTACAACGACAGCCACGGTAACCCGAAGGCTCGTCAGAAGCTGGTCTGGAATCAGCCACTCAACACCAGCGGATCTGCCATCACCGATGGCGACCACTACGAGATCCGTTACAGGCTGAATGCCGGTTCTATGTACTCTCAGACCTGGTCTGCTGCCAGCACCCAGACCTGGGACGGTTTAGGTACCTGGGATCAGCCGGTCAACCCCGACGAAACCGTGTGGCAGACAATCGTCGTGCCTTGGGGTGATACCTCCACGGTTATCCATGAGCTGCCTGTAGGTACAGCATTCGAGTCTCAGATTCGTGCAGTCGATACGGGCATGAACCAGGGTGATTGGTCCACTCTGTCTATCTGGACCACGTCCGAGGACGACATTGCACCGTCTGCTCCGGCGGCTCCCGTCGTTGCGGGTAACCCCGTGTCGATTCAGGTCGTACACGAGCTGGGAATGGCCTCTGGGGGCACGTTCAACCTGGAGAACGACCTTGCCTACCTTGAGGTCCACTACAGCGCCGACAACAGCTTCTTCCCTACAGAGGCAACACTTGCCGGTCGCATCCGCGCGAACAAGGGCATGATGCAGGCGCAGACCCCTGCGGTAGGTACCTTCACCATCACCGAGACTGCCGACGTTTACGTCAAGGTCGTTGCGGTCGACATGGGTGGAAACAGGTCAAGTGCATCCGAAGCTGCGCAGGTAACTGCGGAGCTGATTGACTCTGCCCACATTTCTGACCTGACTGCGTCTAAGATCACCGCCGGTACTCTGAACGCTAACATCATTCTCGCCGCGTCTATCAAGACTGCCGAGACTGGTCAGCGTATGGAGATGAATTCCCAGGGTCTTCAGGCTTACGACCAGAACGGAGACCTGGTCTCTAACCTGTCGTCTGATCCGTCCGGTACAGGAGAGTTCCTAGGATTCCGTGACTCCAATGGAGACCTTATCGCACAGATTGACGACTCTGGAAACGGATCGTTCAAGCAGGTCTTCACAGACGACATCTTCATTGCCGGTTCGGATTTCTGGGATGTCGTAGACCCGCTGCCAAGGGGTATTATTGCCCTGACTACAAACACAGTGAACTCATCTGCAACCACAGGTGCGGATGCTGCGGGTCAGGTCATCTTCAACCGCATTAAGATCCCGAATTTCGACGGTACTCGTCAGTACCGAATCGGGTACATGGCACACATCGATCCTAACGGTACTTTCCCTGGGTACATCGGTTTCTATGTTCGTTACCACTGGGATGCTCAGACCACCACATCTGACCCTATCCTGTTCCAGCAGCAGTGGGGTGGCCGTTATACGTCTAGTGCCTCGGACGTTATTGCCTCGGGACACTGGCCATTCAATGACACCACACCTGACGGAACCGATATGCACCTCGGGTTCTATGTCTACTCTCAGATCGCGGGTACGCGTTCTCAGGGTGACGCCTGGTGTCGTGTATGGATTGAGGACATGGGTCCGGCTATCCCGTACGAGACCTTCGACGCGGGCGGTACAGGCGACGGTGGTTCTGGTGGAGTCCAGACTTACACCAAGACCTACAGCGCCACCTGGTGCGGTCGCTACAACGGATCTGGTAGCCGTATCAGCTCCAACAGCGATATCTACCAGGGTCAGTACGACGGCACTAACGGAAACCAGAAGTCCATTATCGGATTTGACTGGAACACTATTCAGTCCGATCTGGCAGGTGCCACTATTACCAAGGTTGAGGTCACCCTCAAGAACAAGCACTGGTACAACAATGCCGGTGGCACTGCGGTAATCGGTACCCACAACAGTTCTGCCTCTTCTGCTCCCTCTAGCTGCCCAACTCTGAATGACGACCTGGGACAGTTCAGCGGCTGGCCCAAGCTGGCTACCTGGGCGGTTACCGTAGACAACACCGACTTTGGTGTTGCCCTCAAAAACGGTACGGCAAAGGGTCTTTGCATTGGTCCTGGACCGAGCACATCCCATGAATACTACGGCTACTTCGCGGGGTCTAACGACTCTACGAACAAGCCGAAGATTACAATTACCTACACCAAGTGAGGCTTGAATGAGTAGCACTACCTCTCGCGTCTCTCTCTACAAGCCCGCTGGTGGAGAGAACGTAAACGTAACGACCGACATCAACAACAACATGGACAAGATCGACACGAACTTGAACTTCCGTGTTGTGGCAACTCAGACGGCTCGAAATGCAATCAGCCCCTTCTGGGAGGGGCTGAATGTACGGCAGACCGATACAGGTAAGCTCTACGTTTCTAACGGAACTCCACCCATTTCGGCGTCTTGGACTGAAATTGTCCAGGTGAACAACCGTACGGCCGACGAGCTTCTGTTAGGAAACCTGGTCCGCCAGCAGCGAGCCAACGCTACAGATAGCGCGTACGAGTCTCGTGTTACTGGAGACGGTAACGCTCGATGGTTTACCCAGATCGACGGTAAGACTTGGTGGGGTCCAGGCTCTGGAGCTGTAGATACCAACTTGTATCGAAATGCAGCCAATGAACTGAAGACTGATGACGCCTTTACGGCCACTGGTGATATCACCACGGGTGGCAATGTCGTCTTCAGTGCGAATGGTTCCGAGAAGAACACTGACCTGTCCACCCCTCCAGGTGCCATCTCCAACACCACTACAGAGACGGTAGTAGCCACCTACACCATCCCTGCCAACGATGCTGTTGCAGGTGCAGTGTATAAGTTAACCGCCTGGGGCACCTGTACTACGTCTACCTCCCCTCCTACCCTAACCTTTGCGGGACGAATTGGTGGAGTTGCGGGTACTCAGTTCGGTACTACAAATGCCTTCTCTGTACAGGCCAGCATGTCCAACCGTGTGTGGAAGGCAGAGATCTACTATGTCATCCTCACCACAGGCGCTAGTGGTACAGGTTTCGGTAATATCCATGTGATGGAAAGCCTTAACACGGGAGGTACTACCAACCCTGCAACCTCTCTTACCCACCGTATGGATGGTGGGGCTAGCCATACTGTGGATACCACTACATCTAAGGACTTAGTCCTTACTGTCAAGTGGACAACGGTAGTATCCACAGCAAGTATTCAGTGTCGCGGGTACTCTGCTGAGCGAGTGTCATAAAGAAAGGGCCCTAGCACCTGCTAGGGCCCTTCTTCATAGTGTTAAAGTACGGTAGCCCATACGCCCCATACACTCAAGTGAATGAAGGGTACAGACGGGGTTCCTGAGTAACTGTAGACGTTAACATACACGGTATTGTTAGTACCTGCCTGGAAGCTGACATTGATGTCCGACATCGGATCAGTTAACAGGGTGGGGTCAGAATCTGGGTGAATCTTGTAGCTGAAGCCCACAAACACATCGGTTTCTAAGTCCTCGGCGGGGATTTCGAATGTCTGCTGATACGCCGCAGAGGCTGCCAAGGTAATGTTGTCGTTGAGTTCGAGACCCTTTACATAGACCTTAGAAGCACCTAGTTCGAAAGTCAAACTTCCTCCGTAAAAAGACATAGCCCCAGCTCAGGGGCTATGTCTATTATAGCATGTACTTCGGATCTACAACCCTTCAGTTCGCACTACCTGAACTCGACCTACATCGATGGGGTTCGAGGTTAAGGACTGGAGATAGTTCCTTACGAAGGTAAGGATTTGCGCCTCGGTAGCTCCGGACAAAGCTCCGGAACCTTTGGTGATCTCTACCTTGATGTAGAGATTCTGGCTGTCGTCACTTCCACCTGCACTGGTGATTTCGTAGTAGGTGGAAACTACCTGCTGTGTAGGCATTACCCCTCCTTAGCGGACGTTGATCCCGTAGATCCACTCGGTGGGCAGGGTCTTGCTGGCTACACGGTACGGAGGGCCGTACGTCTCGAAGCCGTCGGCACGGGCGCCCTCGCCGACCAGGCGGAGGTACATTTCGTGCTCACCCTGGTCCAGAGTCTCCCGGCGATCGAACGCCTTGAGGTAGACACCATCCTCTACCCAAGGGAAGGCTGTCAGAGCCTCTACGGGGCGCTCTGCGGGCTTCTGAAGCTCGATGGGTACCTCGGGAGGCCAGACATCCTCAGAGCCCGGCATAGGCTCGTCTGGAAGGTTCAGCTCCTGGCTCAGTTGAGTCAGCTCGTCGGCCGCGTCACGCGCCTTGAGATCTTCGATCATGTCGGCCTTGGCACGGGAAGGCTTGATTCCCTTCTCAAGGCACAATGCCTTTAATTCAGCAGCAGTAAGCTCACTGTAGTCCATTTCACATCCTTGCGTCGCCGTGGTTGGCCAGACCGCTTGTGTTCTGTCCGTGTGCATTCCAGAGCCAAGTACGCTGAGGGATGTGGACGATCTTGGCACCTGCGGCAATGCATTCGACGGTGAACTGGAAATCTTCACCATAACGCTGGCCATCAATCAGTCTACCAGGTTCTACGTCCCGAAAGCCCACTGACTGAGCGAGTTCCGTACGAACTAGAGTAGTGATCGTAGTCTGCGTCGGATTCTCAGGATCGAAGACCTTACCGAAGTGCGGGAGAGGATCATAGCGGAATCCAATCGGGTCATACCACGTGTAGAGGTAGTCTGCCCCCGTTGCCTGGGCTCCGTGTGCCAGAGTTTCCAGGTGGTTCTTCTTCATCTGATCGTCCGAGTCCAGGAATGCCACCCATTCGGTAGTGACCTTCTGAAGCCCTCGGTTACGGGTTACCGCTGCGCCCTCGCGGTACTTGTCGACCTCAACGATAAGCCCAGAGGGCGTAAAGCTCTGCATCAGTGCAGAGCCAAACGCCCTCTTGGTCATACCGTTGCTTAACCGCGCCGGGTGCGTCGGGATAACAACGGTGATGTCCATCAGCTAAACAGCCTGCCTTCCTGTGACCTGTGGCCCCACATATGGACCGCGTAGGAGTTTGCTGCCAGTCCTCGGACCTCGAAATCCTCGAAGTCGTCGGTACCGTACGGAACTTCTTCGTGGTGTACGGGGTAGAAAGCCTCCCGAGAGAGGATCTTTACGTCGTAATCACCGCTCCGCCACACTCGGGTGAGGTGCTGCGGGCCGGTAGCGACTTCCATACCGATGCCTTCGTAATTCATCAGGCTGGCATTCAGTGTGTGGATGGTGTCAGTGAAGAGAGGATGATGGGCCTCTCCACCCATGACCGCGTTACAGACGTGGTAGTCGTCTTCCATCCCCAGGAAGGCGCTGTGCTCCGTCAATCCGTCAAAGGACTTCAGGGGGAGCATATCGCAATTGAGGTAGACACCCCCGAACTGATGAATCAGTTCGTAGGCTGCGATGTCCGCCCGCATAACGGCCACGGCCCGATCGTGAGACATCTGAACGCCACACGACTTAGCAGTCTCAGCCACGTGGTCGAAAGCCCACTGATTGTGTAGCTCTGGAAGATTATGCTCCGTCCAGGTGTAGAACTCCCAGTCCGGATGAAGCTCTTGCCAGGCTATCCAGTACTCGTCGTACCGGACGGGGCGCTCACGCGCCCCGAACCAGATACGGTGAAACCTCTTAGGAATCACAGTCGCTCCGAAATCTCCCTGTACTGATCCAGGATGTCCGTCTGCTTACGGATGTGATCCGTATGCGGGAAGAAGGAGAGATGGGACACCAGAGCATTTCCAATGATCATGTTCGGCACGTTCCTGTTAAGAGGTTCGTGCACGGTGTGCCAGCTCTCTTCCTCGTAGTAACTGAGGTTACCAGGTCCGGCGGGGAGGCTGGCGTACATCTGCCCGTTCGAGGCGAAGCACGATACCGAGAACTGAAGTCCGATCGGAAGCTGGATATCGTGGTGAAGGAATAGGTCCTCCACCGTGTCGTCCCGGATATTGGCCAGCAGTAGCCGATGGATCTGCTCAGCGAAGTGAGCGTCACCCCAGCCGACGGGGTCCATGCAGTAAGGCGCACGAACCACGCCAAAAGCCTCGGGGATCTTCCCCATCTTCTGGAGCCAGTACGAACAGATCGCGTTGTGCCAGATGATCGGGAAGTGGGCCACGGTCATGCCCGACGCAATCTTCGAGGCGGCTAGCCTTTCGATCGCCTTGTCATGAACGTAAACGATATCGTCGTCGAGACGGATAAAGATGGTGTCCGGCTCGATAGCGTGCAGGTAGAAGAAACCCGTGTTGAGCTGCTTAGGGTGAAGGACTGCCCGGTCTGCCGGACGGTCCTTCAGCTTGATCCAGTCGTACTGCTCGGCCAGTTCGTGGGCGTATGCCACGTCCTCTACCTGATCCGGATCGGTGTTCATGTACAGCCAGTACTCGTCCACGATTCCGGCGTCATGGTCCCGCTTCATGTACTTAGAGAGGATAGTCATGGTCTCCTTACGTCCGTAAGGAGTCCACGTCACTACTCGGCGTCCGTCGATCACTGCTCGCTCCAGTGTGGGTACCATTCAGTGTGGTAGTACTCTACGGTCTCACCAATGCCCTTACGAAGGCTCGTAAAGGTGTCCTCGTGGAATTCCGCAGGAAGCTGGAGTAGAGAGCCTACGTCGGCGCATACAACCGCGTTAGGAACCTCTCCCGGCCTCATTGGTAGGTGGGCGACCTGTACAGGCTCCTTGCCGGTCACAAGAGCCACCTCATTACGGACCAGGTCTGCCACCTGGTTAACGGTTACAGAGGAGGCAGGTCCGACACCGACTGGTGTTTCGAGTGCTCCGTGCTGATCGGTGTATTCGAGGGCTCCGACAAAGACGCGAGCGACATCTCCCACGTACACACAATCCGAAATCTGAGTTCCGTCTCCGTAAATTTCGATGGTGTGACCAGCGAGTGCACGACAGACAAAACTCGGCATGATTTTGCGGACCTTGGATGTCCCATAAGGTGCAGCAACAGACTGTCCCGGCCCGTAAGCGTTGACGGGGCGAACAACGGAGATGCGGCTTCCTCGGTACTTGTTGAACATTCGAGTGAAGTCTTCAGCCGCAGTCTTCGAAATGGTGTAGGCCCCTGTTCCGTGGTCACGCATCCAGTGGTTTCCCACCCCTGCGTACACCACGGGCAGGTCATACTGGTTAGCAGCTTCGAAGACATTGAGCGATCCCAAGATGTTCGTTTCAGCAGACGGACGAGGGTTTTCAATGGTCTCCTGCGTACCGAGTACAGCAGCAAGGTGGATGATCCCTTCGACGTGAGCTGCCAACTCTACCACGGCAGTTGCGTCGCGTACATCTCCCTGGAAGAACTCGGCTTCCCCACCACAAGTGAGCCAGTGGTTGTGACGGTCGAATACGACCACCTCATGACCACGATCAAGTAATTCCTTGGTAATCCAGGAGCCGATAAAGCCCTGGCCTCCAGTTAAGCCTACCTTCACAGCAGCCACTCCTTGTGGTCCACGGTCCACTCGACCGTACGTCGTAGAGATTCCTCGAATGAGATTGGGGCTCGCCACCCCACACCGGCTAGCTTAGATCCATCGAGAGCGTATCGAAGGTCGTGACCCGGCCTGCTTTCATGGAAGTTGACCGGCCTTAGATACGCAGGAACCTTCAAGATATCAGCCACCAATTCTACCATCTCCCAGTTGTTGACCTCCCTTTCTCCAACGATGTGGAATCGCTGAGGGGTGTCGTACTCGGGATAGGTCTGAAGGAACCCTCCATTGGCGCTGAGGAAGGTCCAGGCATCCGCCAGATTCCTGGCGTGAAGGTAGAACCGAGAGCCTGGTACCAGGTCTGGAGAGACGTGCACAGGTACGTGCTCTCCTGCTAGCAGCTTGCTGATCGTCATCGGCAGGAACTTCTCCTTGTCCTGCATTTCACCGATGATGTTCATCGTGTTAGTGATGACAATAGGCAGGCCATATGTACGCCAGTAAGAAAAGCAGATAGCTTCCTGAGCAGCCTTGGACCCGCTGTACGGATTGGACGGTTTGATGGCGTCCCACTCCAAGTGGTTATAGCCCTGGGGAGCCGGACCGTAGACCTCGTCCGTACTCATCTGGAGAATGAGGTTGGGGTGGATCTTACGGGCGTAATCCAGGACGTTGACCATCAGGTCGACATTGTTCTGGATGAACCGGCCGGGCTCCTCAATGGAGCGATCGACATGGGAGTCCGAGGCGACATTCCAGATCTCGTCTACCTGTCCAATACGCTGGATAGTGGGCTCATCGATCGGCGCCGTCAGGTCGAGCATGATGACCTGAACTCGACGCTGCCAGTCTTCGTTCCCCTCAAGGGCTGAGGCGATACGGTCACTCTTACCCCTGTGGGTGAAAGTGACCGGGCATACGACGTGCCAAGTCGTGTTCATCAGGATATGGCGTAGAACGTGGCTTCCCACGAATCCGCCTGCACCTGTTAAGAAGATACGCTTCATCACCACTCCGTAAGAGCCTTGGCCCAGTCGTCAATGTTGCCCTCTAAGGTCCACTGACGGGCCTTTTCCTTAGCCGCTGCACCCATCTCGGCACGCATATCGGTGTCATTCACCAACTCGTTGAGGAACTTAGCCCACTCGTGATCCCTCTTGACAAGGAAACCGGTCTTGCCGTGCTCAACGAATTCCGGGTAAGGGCCACAATCACTGGCAACAAGAGGAATGCCTAATGCCGCAGCTTCCAGAGCTTTGAGGTTGGACTTGGACTGGTTGAAGACGTGCGGACGTAACGGAGCCAGAGCGATATCGAAATCGATAGAGCGCCATACATTCTCTACCCCGTTGATCCACTCGGTGTAGCGGACCTGCTCTTCAGGGAGCTTGAACCAGTTACCGTACTTACCACCCATCAGGTGGAAGCCGACTTCCGGGTTGCGCTTGAGGAAGCGAGACACGTGAGGAGCGGCCTGCTCCCAGTCCATGGAGTGGGTGTGGGAACCCATCCAACCGATGGTCAGGCGCTCGTTCTTTGGCCTCTCCCAATCGAGAACCCACTCCGGGATGCGGTTCGGTACAACGACGACGTTTTCGTTGTACTGGCGGACTAAGTTAGCCAGAGCGTCAGTAGTAACTGTAACGCGGTCAGCTACCGAGATGTTGGCCTTGATGTTGCCCTGCACATCGTGGAAGGTCTGTGTACGGAAGTCGTACCCGTTGATGAACCAGTCGAAGGCCGCCACGTTGCTCGGGTCGACGTTCCACAGGTCGTCGTCCAGCTCGTAGACGAGCTTAGGACGCTGGCCTGGGTAATGGGCCATGGTCTGCCAGAGATTGGTAGGGGAGTCCTTGCAGACACGCTGGCCGAGAAGCACCTTAGGCATGAACCCCTTGGTCTGTAACTTCTCGTCGTACTTGACCGAGATGCCCCGCTCTTCTTCCAACGTGTCTAATGGCTGCATCACTCGGATGGTGCCACAACCGGCACGGTCGGCTAACCAGCCGAATACGTCAACAGTATCGGTACTCATTCAGCGCCCTCGAATTCTGGTAGGTGTAGATCTACTACTGGCCTTGGCCGACAGTTGTTGATGTGGCGCAAGTACCATTCGATGATGTCTCGATCCCGGCGGCTGGCTGGCTGCTCAGGACAATCGCAGATGTAGAAGGTCTTCCATCGCGTTGTGATGACCTTGGTCCTCAGATTAGCCACTGCTCGAAGTTCTCGTCCTTGTATTCCTGGCCCGGCTCCCACGCTTTGAGTCGGTCCCTGTGATATCGGAACTTGCGCGAGGTGACGTCATATACATTCGGCAACTCGGCAAGTGCCGGATAGTCGTAGGCGGAGATATTGCGATCCGCGCCTTCGCCCTTTCCTGCCCGGATATTCTCGGGGATTCCTCCCCACATCCCGTAGCGTTCACCTGACGCGCACGCATACTTAAGGCATTGTAATCGAATAGGGCAGGCAAAGCAATGATCCGCTGCTACGGCAGAAGGCCGAGTATCACCCGGGCAGTGCCAGATGTTTGGGTCAACCCCATCATCTTCTACTGCCCTGATGCACTCGGCCTTCTCCCAATCCACCTTGACGGCAGCACCTCGAACGAAGCGCTCCATCAGGCGTGCGATTTCACGCTCGACCTTACGGCGCTGATCCTCCGGGCCTACGTATTCTACGACGTCCTCAAATTCGAGGTCTTCGCCGTACTCTAGCGTATCCCAGTTGTCAGCCACGGTGTCTCAATTCACTCGAATGGACGAGGAGATCAGAACGTCCGAAAGGAACAGACGCTTCCTATCCTCGAACCACTTCCACCTGTCCTTGTACTTTCCAAAACGGATGTCCTTGAAGATCTGACGAGAGGACGGCGGCTTCCCAGGGAAACCCATGTCTCCGTACCACTCGGCAAAGTCCTTGTAGAGCTTGGAACCATCGGTCTTGGTGCCAGGAGCTGCCTGAGAGTTCTCGGCCATGAAGATGAGGAACGCGTCCCCTTCTTCCAGCATATCCACCGCTTCGGTCTGAAGATCGGCGGGCACTTCGAGACCCATTTCAAGGTACTTACGAGTTCCTTCAAGTATCCAGTTCAGGATACCAGGACCCTCCTTATTGGTCAAATACTGGAGAACCGTAGAGTTGAATGCGTCAGTGAAAGAGTTCCACTGCTCAGAACTCGGCTTCTCCGTCCACTTGACCGGACGGAAACGACGGACGATAGCCTGGTCGGCGGGCAGATCCGGCATAACGTTCGTACGGAAGTGCAGAGTGAACTTCGGGGTGTACTCCCACGGGTTCATCATCTTGGCTTCCGCCTTGATTGTGCCACCACCCGTGATCTCCTTGAGGAGACCATCGTCCAGCTTGCCCTCGTTCAGCTCGTCCACCAGGACCATGCGCATGCCCTCGTAAGAGGCAATGTCGGCCGGGATGCGGTTAGCGTTCGCCTTACGCACGAACGTGTCTCGCTGACCGGCTGTTGCGTATTCGCCCATCACAAACTTGCAGCAGTCCAGGAAGACGCCCTTACCGTTACCGCCGTTACCGATGTGCAGGGCGAAGATCTGGTCTCGTCCAACCTCACCGATGACGGTGTAACCCATAAGCCGCTGGAGGTATTCACGGTGCACAGCGTTCGGCTGCACGATGCTGAGGAACCGGAGGAATTCCGGGCACGTAGCATCAGGGTCGTACTTGACTTCCTTGGAGATCTTGGTGCACATGTGCTCGCGCTCATGAGGCATCAGTTCTCCGGTACGGAGGTCGATAACACCGTTGGAGACATTCAGGATGTAGGGCTCCACGTCGAAATCATCGGACTCACACCAAAGAGGGTCCCGCCCCTTCAGCATGCTCATGGTGTCCTTGATTTTGCTGGAGTAACGCTGATTTCCAGCCCATTCGATAAGGAGTTCCTTGTAGGTCTTCGGAGACTTCTTGTCCTTTTCGCTAGGCGGAATGGCGAAGTCGTCGTAGAAAGGTCCTTCAGTAGAGGCGATACGGGAATGCACGTCCTCTACAACAGAACGAATGTGGCCATCCTTGGCTTCGATCCATCGGGTGTCCGCCCAGTAGTAGAACTTCTCCCGGACAGGGTCGAAACGCAGATCCTGTCCACGCCAGAAAACCACACGGTTGGCATTACCGATGTCGTCCCTGGTGAAAGTACCCAGGATGTTGATGTCATTGGTGAGGGCCCGGTCAACTGGGTCAGGGTCAGCAAAAGCAGCTCGCTTTCCTGAATCGATAGCCGTAAGCGCGCGATTGCGCGGGTGACCGCCCTCCTGGCACGCCTCTTCCAGGGCTAACTGAGCCTCTTCAGGATCAATCATCCCGGCAAAAGCAAGGGAGAACAGCACACGGCTACCCGTGTAGATAAGGATGTTCTGTGTACCATCTGGAGCAGACGTAATACGGTCGCACCAGTACTCGACTGTCTTTTCTACGTGCTCACGCTCGGAATCAGACAGCTTGTCGAGATCGAACTGCTTCTGCTGCTCGATCTGGAGCATGCGTGCTTCTGAGTTCCAGCGGTTCTGGGTCAGGTAGTTCTTGATGGCGTCCAGCAGCCAATCTGGGGCAGGCTGAGGGTCCATCTCCTTGACCTTGGTGTACTGCTTGTCTCCGTTGCGGGACGGAGGTACTAGGTGGTAACTACCGGATGCCTTGATGTCGATGCCCGGCCAGAGCTTCCCGATGATCTGTGGGAAGTCGAAGTTGGGCATCTTGAAGACGAAGTGCAGGCCGCCGGATGGCGACTGGTTCGTCTCGGTCTCGATAGCACCGTGCTTTTCGATCAGCTTATCGTAAGACTCCTTGCCACCATGGCCAGGGTCGTACTCCATGACAAAGATCCCGTGGTCCTTGCCAGTGGGAACACCAATCGCTGTGCATTCGGGGTGCTGTCGCATCCAGGCAGCAAACTGGTTCGGGTCGTCAGTGGCTGCGTAGAAGCCGTGGCAAAGGCCGCCTGTCTGTAAGCACTGGCAAGTCGCGCGGTGAGCTACGTCAGACTTGTTCTTGCATGCATCACAGTTTGCGTACGGCATCTTGTTGCCGCCGATCGGGAATACCTTTCGGCCCCGACCGATCAACTCGTTTACAGCCTCCTGTAATTCGGAAACGGCACTATTCACGATTACCCTTTCGGCGGAGGCAGGAAGAAGAGGAAACGTCTATGGTATCACGGGCTTACCCGCCTGAATTCAGACGGAGCCGCTATAAACCGGTGGAGGGAGAAGGGCTACCTGTGGGCGTCACCCCGGCTGTCGGCCGAGACCCCTTCTCTTCGTTCGGGACATCAGATCCCGGGTTGATAATCCAGACGACTACGGCGGCCAGCAACAAGGTAGCGGTAGCTGTTCCGAGCCAGAAAAGCGGAGTTGGCTTGAAGGTCCAACTAGTCCGCCCCCTGTGCTGGCCGGTCGCGCGCCCTATGTATCGGCGCATCATGATCCGTACGGCCTCCCGAGTTCTGCGGCGATCAGATCGTCACCGAGGTCTGCACCCTCGGAGTTGAAGATCTGCGCCTCGATGTTCCCGCGACGGTCCTTGGATGTGTGGACGATGAAGGGGCCGTGCTCCGGAGCGAGCCACTTCTCGGTGAAGGTGCGAGCCTGGTTCCCCTTGGGCCCGTACTTCTGAGTCTCTACGTTGCTGAGTCGGACCTCTACCGAGTAGAAGAGACCGAAGCCCAGGTCCAGCTTGACAGCTACGGTGTCACCCGAGATGATCTGCCGGACCTCAGCGATTTCGTACTGATACACGGTTCTCCCTAGAAGTCGATGTCCCAGCCATCGCCGTCGGTGAAGATTCCGACGCCGAGCAGCCAGGCGACGATGAAGCAGATGCCGCCGACGAGCGCGGCCAGTGCTGCCTGATCCGTGTGCGCGAAGGTGAGAGCACCGGAGATGGCTCCGACGATCACACCGAACAAGAATGCCAACATGAGACCTCCTGCGGTCAAGTGTAGCGGGGAGTTAGTGGAAACAGCAAGGCCCCGACCGAAGCCGGGGCCTTACTATTTGTGTTCGATTAGATGTCGAGACCCTTGTCCCGCAGCCACTTCAGTGGATCAAGGAAGTTCTCTGCTCCGAAGGCTGGAGCGGTGCGGATCTCCAGGTGGAGATGAGCCCCAGTGCTGTTACCCGTAGAGCCAACAAAGCCGATAAGCCTTCCGGCGGCGACGCGAGTTCCCGGCTGCACCGTCTTGCTGGAGAGGTGCGCGTAGAAGCTGTAGGTGCCGTCGTCGTGCTTGATCTGGACGTTGATGCCGTACGAGCTGCTGGTGTCAGACTTGACCACTGTACCGGCGGCTACGGCCTTTACCGGCGTACCCTGCGGCGCGGAGAAGTCTACTCCGGTGTGGTAACCCAGAGAGTAGTTCCCTGGGTTCTTGAAACCCTGTCCGGGATTCGCACTGGCTAGCGGGGCGACTACCGATGCTGTCTTCTTGACCTCGGCCTTTGCAACCACGTCTTCCTCCTTCGCGGCAGCCTTCTTGAGGCTTACGGTTGGGAGATCGAGCTTCTGACCTGGGAAGATCAGGTTAGGGTTGGAGCCTACCACGTCCTTGTTGGCCTCGTAGAGAGGCTTCCAGTCACGGGTGTTTAGTTCAGCGTAGGAGATCCCGGAGAGCGTGTCCCCACTCCTAACTGTGTAGGTACCGTTGGTAGTTGGCTTCGGTGTCGTCGGCTCCGGCTTGGTTTCGACTGGCTTCGTGGTGGGTACGTACGGAGTAGGACGAACCGCTCCGATAGCGTGACTCCTGTAGTAGCCAGAGAAACTGTCGATGGAGACGTCACGGCTGCTGTTCGGGGCGTGCACGAACTTGCCGTTACCGATGTAGATTCCGATATGGCTTGCGCCACTGTAGAACACGATCAGGTCACCAGGCTTGAGCGAGTTGAGTGATACGTGTGGAAGGCTCTTCCACTGGGCCTGGCTGGTGCGCGGGATGGAGATCCCAGCAGCCTTCCAGGCGGCCTGTGTCAGGCCAGAGCAGTCCCAGGAGTTGGGGCCGGTGCCACCGTAGCGGTAGTCGTCTCCGACCTGAGCCTTGGCGAAACTAACAGCCTTGTCTGCCTTGTAGGTAGTAGCGGCGGCCTTGGGTGTGGCCTTCTGCGTAGTTACCTTCGGCTGAGTAGACGTCGTTGCAGGAGACTTGTTGGGCTCAGCCATACCGGTGGTCAGACCTGCCTGAACAGAGCACACTGGCCATGCGCCAGAGCCCTGCGAGGCAAGTACCTTCTCCGCTACCGCGATCTGCTCCGCCTTGGTGGCGAGATCAGCTCGGGCCGCGTACTTCAGACCGCCGTAGGCTTCCCATGTTGACTGTGTGAACTGTAGGCCACCGTAGTAGCCGTTTCCGGTGTTGATGTTCCAGTTGTTTGTGCTTTCACACTTGGCCACCTTGTCCCAGATGCTGACATCGGCCGCCTGTGCGTTACCAGTCAGAGTTAGGGGAAGGGCCAAGCCTACGCCCATCACAGTTGCGCCTGCTACGACCTTCTCAGTCCTAGTAGCCTTGCGATGGGTTCCCTTGTTCCTAGGCATGATCGCCTACTCCTTGGTTAGACCTCTCGTTGGCTACCCTCACTGTTACATTGTAACAGTGCCTCCGTAGGGCATGATCCTTAGCTCTAAGTGATCAATCAGCGTCTCCTAGCAGCTCGTCGATCTCCTTCTGACTCGGCAGCTTCACGGCGTTGAAACCCTGGGTCTCCATGAAGTCCTGGAAGACCGTAGCACAGTCCTCGTTGTTGAACTTGGCCAGGGGGTACACGTCTGTCGTGTCCGCGTCGGCTAAGCAGAGCCAGTATGACCCGTCTTCTAACTTGCCGATGTTCAAGGTCAGCTTCATGTCAGTCTCCTGCCGAATTTCTTAGACGCGTTCTAACGTAGAATAGCATAGTTGTACACTCAACTGATCTGTCGCTCCCGGAGGACCGATGTTAGAGATTTTCACAAACCTCGGTATTGTTGCCGGGGCAATTCTGGCTTTAGGGGCAGTTCTGAAGCCTCTGTACATGATGGTGCGTCGCGTAGAACAGGTTCATACCAAGGTCGTTGTAGAGCTTCCTGTTTGGCAGGAGCATGTAGACAAGCACATCAAGGAACTCTACCCAAACAGTGGCTCATCTATCAAGGACCAGGTGGGTAACACCAGTCGGGATGTAGCTCGTCTCAAGCAGCTCGTTCAGGAACACATCAACGATACTGGCGCCCACTCTGTACGCCAGATCAGGGCCCGAATTCAGCTCGACTCGCTTCCTACAGACGACGAGTAATGATCTACACTCAAGATCTGAAAGTGAGGTGAATCATGGCTACTCCAATGACAGCTAGCCAGATCGTCGCACAGTTGAAGAAGTGGGGCATCAAGTACGTTGAAGTGAAGTCTTGGGAGACCCACAACCGCAACTCTAAGGGTCCTTGGGGCGGCGTCAACGGCTTCATCTGGCACCACACCGGAGCTGACACCAGCAACCCTGCTGCGTACGCTGCCGGAACTCTCTACGACGGTATCTCGGGTCTTCCAGGCCCTCTGTGCCACTTCGGCTTAGCTCCTGACGGCACTGTGTACCTGGTGGGTTGGGGACGTGCCAACCACGCGGGTGGTGGCGACCCGGCGGTCCTGAACCATGTGATTAACGAGGACTACACAGGACAGCTCAAGCCAACTAAGGGCAACAGCAACGGAGTTGACGGCAACGCTCACTTCTATGGCGTTGAGATCATGTACTCCGGCTCTCACAAGATGACGGATGCTCAGTACAAAACTGCTCTCAAGTTATCTGCTGCCATCTGTGAGTTCCACGGCTGGTCTGAGAAGAGCGTCATCGCTCACGGTGAGTGGTCGTCTGACAAGTGGGACCCTGGCTACGCAAGCGGCAAAATCATGAACATGGTCGAGGTCCGTGCTGACGTCAAGGCCGTTAAGGCTGCTGGTCCTAAGCCAACTACTACTCCACCTCCAACTACCCCGGAGACTCCCGTGGTTGACAAGCCAACCCCTAAGACAGCTACCTACAAGGAAGTCTGGGACCTGGACGCGGCTACACCGCCCGCCGGTCACGCTACTGCGGAGAACCCGTCTTGGGCTCCGATGAGTCTTCTTCGAGGCATCTACGAAAAGGTAGAGGGCCTGGAGAAGGAAGTTGCCGCGCTCAAGGCAAAGCTCGGCGAATAGGAAAGGAATCGACGTGTTCGTAAAGCGTCTCGTTGAGGAAGCTGCTTACGCATTCGTAGGTGGTTTCGCTGTAGCTCTCCAGACCTCTGGTGACCTCAGCACCGCCGCATTAACCGGTGCAGCTCTTGCCGGTGTTCGTGGCGTAGTCGGTGTTCTTGTGAAGAACTTCGGTGACAAGGACAAGCCGTCTGTGCAGTAAGCACTCACGGTATAATGATCAGGGACTCGGGTTTCCGGGTCCCTGTTCTATTGGAGGATTGGGATGTCTAACGACACAATCAAGTGGGTGCCTTTTGCCCGCATCGATAAGTACAGCCCAGAGGTTGTGGAAGAGCTAACCCGTATCCTCGGATACGAACCACAGGCTGCTGACTTCAAGCGCTTCAGCGCAGACCCTTATGCCGTCACCGAGGTAGAAGGAAATGTCCTCTGCATCGGTGGTTTAGGCTTTATCACCGCTGCGTTAATCTCCGGTACCTTCGACCCACTTACTCAGGCTCGTGCCTTCGTTGGTGTAGGTACTGACTCGGCTACCGCCGCTGCTGCATCTCAGACCGCATTAGTCGGTGCTTCGCAGTACTACAACACCTTCGACGCCAACCCGACACGTGTGACTACGTCTCAGACTAACGACTCTATTCAGGCAGTCTCTACCTTCGGTACCTCCGTAGCCAACTTCGCCTGGAATGAGTGGGGTTGGTTCACCACTACTACTGGAACCATCACTCCTGGTACCGCTGTCAACGTCTCTTCTGGTACGGAGACCATGTGGAACCGTCGTGTTGTTTCCATGGGTACGAAGGCATCCGGAGCCTCTTGGGCCTTCACCACTAAGGTTCAGTTCACGTAATCCAGGGAGGAGGGTGAAATGGCTAAGCTGTCGACACTCTTCGATGATTTCGAAAACGGCACTTTCGACACCACCCTCTGGAATGACAGCGTAAACGTTACAGAGGCTAGTGGTTATGCCACAATTCCCCAGTCGGCTGCCTATACCAACAAGTTAGGTACGACCAACACCTACGACTTCTCTTCGGATTCGTTCCAGTTCGAAATGACGTTCCCGAGTGCAGCGGTCACTGGTGCTGAGCAGTATTGCCAGATCTACACTGGAGCGGCTGGACAGACGATTCAGATGGGTCGTCTCCAGCAGTCGATTGGTTACGACTACAACGGAAACAGTGAATTCGTCACGTATAACGCGACGAACCACCGCTTCTGTCGAATCCGTACGACTGCTACCCAGATCTTCTTCGAGACATCGAGCGACGGAAGTACTTGGGTAAACCCGTTTACTACCGGTGTACGTACTCTTGCCGCTTGGAGCTTAACCAGCGTAGCCGTCCAGTGGATCAACGGATTCTTCTCCGGTGCCGGTGGCGGCGACATGCGCATTATGCAGGTCGGTGTCAACTCCACGACGGCTGTTACAGGTTCGGACACCGAGACTGGAGTAGAGACTCAGTCCATCGGTATCACCGACGCTGAGACAAGCACTGGTGTTGAGAGCAACACTATTTCGTCTAGCGGCTCTCAGACTGAAACTCAGACCGGTGCCGAAAACGAAGTGATCGGCGTTACCAGTACGGACACCAGTTCGAGTACAGAGTCCGAATCGATCGCACAGCCTACCAGCGATTCGGAAGTCACAGGTGCTGGTACAGAAACGCAGAGTATTGCGTCTAGTCTTTCTGATACCGAGACCGAGACGGCTGCGGAGACGTTCTCTCTGGCTGTCCAGATTTCCGACTCCGACACGGCGTCGAGCTTGGACTCCGAGAATGTAGCCGATGATCCCGAAGAACAGGATGCCTTTGTCGGCGGCGAGTCCGAGTGGATTCAGATCCTCGGGGCCCCCGCTACCGAGCGCTCTCTGGTCTTGGGGCCCGCCACCCTCTACATTGCTCCATTCGGGGCTGTAGAGCCCGCTAACGGCCTCGTAGGCAGTGCGCCAGACTCCGGAGTCTGGACGGACCTCGGAGGCATTCTGGGAGGCGTAGAGCTATCAGTCGACCAGGAGTGGATCGAGGTTGAGCTAAAGCAGCTTCCGGACAAGCCGATGAAGCGGCTGAAGAAGCGCAGGCTGACGATCAAGACCCAGCTTGCTGAGCCGACACT